AAATGCCCGCGAAAGCGGGCAAAATCTGACAAGAAGCAATGTAACTCTGGGATACCCATAATATCACCGCTTACATTGCTTCACTACTTTTTTCACATAGTCCTGCAAATACTCGATTACGGCGCTGTCTTTTCCGATCGATTCTCTGAGATCGAGAACAGCGCTTCCAGCTTCTGGCGTGAGGTCGATTTGTACTGCATCGCCCACGCCGCCGCTTCCGGCACCTCGGCCTGCGGTGAGCTGACAGGTTGCAAGGTTGGCTGCCGCGATGCGCACGCGGCGAGTACCAGCGGCAACGTCAGCGCGCAGGCGATCATTTTCAGCTTTCGCATTCGCAAGTTCCTCAGTTTTCTGTTTGTCGAGCTCGGCGGCGGCGGCCTGGGCGTCTTTGGTTCGCTGGAGGGCGGCGGCCGTGTCTTTCTGCGCCTGGTCGGAAACGGCTTTTAGCTGATCACTATGCTGCCGCTTTAAGTCGGAAATTTTCGCCGAAAAGCGCAAATCCTGCACATACGCACCGGCAAAACACCCCATAAATATGCAAACCCCGCCAATCACCAGCAGCGTCTTAAGTTGGAACGGGGTGGAGAGGTTCATTTCGGCACCGCCAGTGGGTCATTCTTTGCGGCCTTTGCGGCGGCTTCGGCAGCGGCCTGTGCCGCTTTGGCGGCGGAGTCTGCCGAGATTGCGGCCTTTGGCGCGAGCCTGAGGCACATTTCCAGTGCCTGGGTGCGGGCGTTATCGGCGGCATGATTGGCCGCGCGCGATTCGTTGTAGGCGGCTTTGATCGAATCCACTTCGCTGGCGGCACGGTCGCGGGTGGTTATCTGGCCCAGCGAGAAGCCACCTAACCCACCAGCGACGGCGAAGAGCGCAATCACTCCCCACCATTGGCCGCGCCTGCGATTGCTGTTGTCTGTCATGACTTTGCCTCCATGGCAGTGCTCAGCCGCTTGATCTCTTGGTTCAGCAGTTCCACCTGATTTTGAAGCATGGACACCTGGCCTTTGAGATCGGCTATTGTCTGCCATTGCTCGATGCGCTCTTTTTCGGAAGCAGTGAGCCGTTCGCGCAGATCCCGGTTCTCCTGCTGCAACACGTCCATCATGTTGACTTCGGCACGGCTCCCGGCGACGTCGGCGGCGGTGCTGGCGAACAGCTTCCGTACCCAGACGACGCCGCCAATGATGGCGATAACGGCAGCGCCAGCAGCGCCCCAAATCCCGTTCGGAGAGGTTAAGTCATCCATCATTTACCCCCGGCGCGTTTATTGGCGGCCGCCAGACGGGAATCGTAATTGTTCTTGGCGTAATCCGGCCCGTTGTAGATGCGGGCAAAGGTTGCCCAGTCGCTGGTCTTCATCGCTTTGACGAGGCGAGGATCGGCCTTGATGAAGCGGATAAAGGCGTCCAGCTGCCCGGCGTCGTCTTTGTACATCGCGTTGATGAACGCCTGTAGCGACGGATATCCCAGAGTTTTCCAGTGATATCCCATGATCTGGAACGCGCCCCAGCTGGCGGATTCCAGCGCGGCGTCACGGTCGAATTTGGCGGCCTGATCGAGCCGGGTGTGCTCATCGCTGCCGCCAAGGTACCCGCCGGGCTTCTCGCTACAGATGCCTGTTGGAACCTTAGCAACGTCGATGCCCTTTGCGATTAGGCGCTTTCTGAAAATATGGCGTTCGAAAAGGATTTTCGGTCGTCCATCCGGGAGAAAACCCATCCCGTTGGCCTCGACCTCAGCTACCGCTTTGACGGCCGGTACCGGCACGCCCAGAGCGTCAGCTGCAATCTGGAAGTCTTTTGGTGAAAGTGGCATGTGCGCCCCCTGTTTGGGCCGCACGTCCAGCGCGACAGTGTGTGTGTTCTGATTATAGAATGAGCGTTTGCATTATCACAACGCACAACCGGCAGAAAGTTCCTATTGAGCTTTATTTTCGGGGGGCGGTCAGGGTAAGATTGGTTTCGACATAGGGTACAGATTGGATAGACGGCGATAAGGGCTTATTTTCTTATCGCCATTTTTTTGTGCTTTTTTCGCTGGAATGTGTGATTTCCCGCCAGCGCCGGGGGCGACCACCGCGAAGCTCAGTGGCAGAGGATAGCGATAACCGGCCCGGTGTGTGGGCGAGCCGGTTAAGAAGCCAGTCGGGTGCCGGATCACACGCCAGCGACACACCGCCTTACCTGTACACGCTCGGCGGTTGCTCTTCTAACAGCCGATCGCGCAGATTGTTATTATACGACATACCACCCACACTCTTGTCACGATATTTCTCGCGATTTTTCATCGAGCGCTTAATGGTTTTGCCGTCGATCGCCATTTCCGGGTATTTGTCAGAATATTCGTCCATCTGTTTCTCGATGGCTTCCAGCTTCTTCTCATCCCCAGCCTGGTCGGCTTTGTAGTAGTCGGCCAGCAGCTTGCTGCGCTTCGCCAGAATGGCTTTTTGTTTGTTCATGTTGATGCTGTTGATTTTATACTGCTCAGCCACCTTCGCCGGGGAGAATCCGATAGCCTGCTTGAATATATCCCAGCCGCCAACGTCATCGACGATTGGATCACCGTTCTTCGTCGTGACGCCTTCGGCATAATAGCGGTAGGCTTTCATTGGGTCTTTAATCGCTTTCGGCATTATGGTTTCAATGCCGCGCCAGTAATACCCATCTCCGATCTGGCCTAACCCTCGGTACCAGTTTGCTGGAATCGCCACCGATGCGCCAAGCGTCTGCTGTAGCCAGTAGTTATAAGCATCTTCCCCTTCGCGGTCGCGGTCATCGGAGCGGAACCAGAGATCGCCGAAGCCGATGCGGTCGGACAGGTTGATACCGGCGGCCCAGCCAGGCACGCCGTCCATCATCATGCCCACCAGCGAACGCGGCAGGTAGGTCAGCAGCGTCTTTTTCAGCTCGGTTTCTGGATCCTCGCCGTCGCTGGAGAACATGCCAGCAATCATCATCAACAGGCCGTACAGCGGCAGGCCGCGAATGCCAGCATTGAACGCCAGCATGGTACCGACGCCCAGCAGCTGAGTACGCGCCTCTTTGCGCTCGGCAGCGTTGCGCGGGTTAATCACCTGATAGGCGTTGTAAGCCAGGTCGGCCAGCATGTTCAGGGTGTAGTTGCGGAATACCAGCAGCGCCTTACCGGTATTGTTGTGCATAATGCGCGGGCGGCTGGTGTTCTGGTAATCGAAGTGGATATCCCACGTCAGTTCAGCTGCCTTCCTGATTGCGTTCTGCTGGTCGAGCCCCTTCCTGCGTGCCATGCGGTAACCGGCCAGGAATGATGTTTCCCTGTTCACGCGCTCGGTATGGTGGAACATCCACGACAGCGATGCCATCAGCTTGGCGCGGGTGGCGGTGTACTTGATGCCGCTGTCAGCGATACCGGCCACGTCGTGAGACTGGGTGCGGGTGATCAAGCCCATGCGGTAAGCCTGCTCGATCGCCGCTTTCTCGTCGGCGGTGACGCTCTTCGACTTGTCGGCGAAGAAGCCGCCGCGCGTGATATCCATCAGCGCCTTGTTGGTCTGCGCCAGCGCCACGGTCATACCTTTGGCCGTGTTTCCGCCGTAGAACGATGCCAGCTTCGGCACGCCAAGGATCCACGTCTGGGACATGTTGACCAGCGCCGCCGCCGGGCTTTGAGCCAGGAAGTACATAAACGCCGATTGCGTTGCCACTTGCGCCAGCCGATTGCTGGTGGGGTTCATCACGTAGGCGTGGTTCTTCTCTACCTGATCCACCACCATGCCGCTGCGCACCGGGCTGCGGGTATGCTTGGCTTCGCGCTTCGCAACGTCGATAAGATCGCCCAAATCCATCGCATATTTCAGGCGGGCGGTCTGGTGTGCACCATGGAACATGTGCGACGCAAACGCGCGCAGCGCATCTTCCTCGAAACCGGCACGGCCTTTACGATGGATGCGGTTTTTACGCAGGGAGTAGTCAGGAAGGTTGTTCAGGTAGAGCTGCCACACCTGATCCTGCGTTTCCTTAGCCGCCGGGATATCCTTCAAAATATCCTCGATGCGCGCCACGAAGTCGGCAGGAACCTGTTTGCGGATATTCTGATCCTTGTACACGATTCCCTCTTCCACATCGTAGCCTTCGCGAGTCAGCTGCTTTTTCAGTCGAGACTGTTCGCGCGCCGTTTCCACGCGGGAGAAGCTGACCACCTCGCCGGTGGCCTTGTCGCGCGCCGTAACGAAGAAGTCACCGAAGCGTGACAGCGGGAAGTAAGGCCCGGCAAGGCGGTTGCTTTCGAACTCCTGGCGCAGCTTCGTCATGCGAGCCTTGCGGTTCCACGAGTCACGGCGGCGGGCGTTGTCCAGGCGCTTCTTGGCGGCATCAACGGCTTCTTTCGCTTCCTCGCCGCGCAGGCCGTTGTCGCGGATTGCCTGCATTTCGTCGTCAAATGCGCGTTCTGCTTCCTTCACGCGGTATTCCATGGCTTTTTGCAGGTTGTCGGCGATGATCTGCTCCTGGGTATCGGCCAGCTTTTTATAGGTGTCGCGCACCTCTTTGTAGATGGCCTGCGCCTCAGGAGACAGCTTGTCGAACCGCGCCTTGATCTCGCCGTAGGCCTTCTGGCGGCGCTTATCGTCGGCAGCCTTGGCGGCGGCGTCTTTGAAGGCGTCAGTATCGTTTCGGCCTTCGCGCAACACCTCGCGATCGGTTGGCGTCAGCTGGCTGGTAAATTTCTCGGTCGGGTCAACCTGCTCCAGCGTCGAGTCGTGCATGATCTGCATCAGCTCGCTGTTTTCCTGCTGGTTCGACTTCCGGTATTTCGTCCAGCGCTGGGCCAGCTTATCGGTCAGCGCGTGCCATTCATCCCTGAACGTGTCCATTTTCAGCTTGGTGTCGGCGTACTCGCGCAGCGCCGGGATATCCTTGCCGATTTTGGTCAGGATGACGCGGCTCGGCGTCCAGTGCAGCAGAGACGGCATCACGGTTTTCAGCGCGGCGTCGCTCAGCTCTTTGGTCGCATCCCACTTCTGGCCGATCCATGAATCGGTTTGCTTGTCGGTCGGGCGCTGTTCGCCGACGGAGTAGCGGTTATCCGCCGCCTTCGGCTCGCGGTACATGGTTTCGCTGATCTCGAAATCGCGATTGCTGCCCTTGTTTTCGATGAAACCGAACCGCTTATAGAACTCGGTCAGCCGCCCCTTGTTGCCGCCGAAGTCGCTGGACGGCGTGAGCGCCACGGTTTTGCCGTTCTGATCTGCCCATTCAGCGATGCGCTGCATGATCTCGGTGCCGGTACCGGCATTTCTGGCCGAATCCGGCAGAACGATGCGGGAAAGCGTAACCACGTTGCCCTCGCCGGTCAGGCCAAGTTTCAGCCCCTCATAGTCAGCCTTGAGCTGGCGCGATAAATCAGCCGTTGAGCTACTGCTGAAAGCTGGCTGCTGGCGCGGCGCGGGAACGCCGCTGCGCAGGGCTTCTTTCGCCAAGGCGCGGAGCTGGGCCGGTGTCACCTCGCCGATCTGCTTGCCGAAGCGCCGTGCGATGAACTCTTTTACAGCACCGACGATGCTCTCTACCCACTTGCGGATCCCCGACGGCATACGTTCGAAGTTCTCGATGGCATAGGCAGCCAGCTCTTCACGGCGGCGCGCCAAGTCCATCGTGTCGCCGCTGTTCTCAGCATGCATAACGCGGGCGTAAGCCTTGTCCCACGCGGTTTCCGGGGTGCTGCCGGATCGACGTTCGGCGGCCGCCAGATAGGCGTCAAACCGGTCATTGAGGTTTTTCCAGCGGGTTTCGCCCACCAGCGCGCGGGCACCGGAGTGGAAGGCCTCATGCAGCAGTACGGCCTGCGCGGTTTCCGGCGTCAGGCGGTCGGCTACCAGGTTGATGGTGCCATCTGGTGCTGTCCATGCCTGGGTATTGGTCGGCATGCCTTCCGGCACCGTCGGATGAATAACCACGGCACCGTTATCGATCAATGCGTTAAACGGTTTGCTTAAAGTTCCATCAGTTATTGATGAACGAACATCAGCGACGCTGTAGCGGCTGCCGTCGGTGGCGTTGGCGATCACCTGATCCACGGTCAGCTCGCGGCGCGGCTGCACTTCCACATTCTCGATGCGGTTGAACAGGTCGGTAATGCTCTCGGCATTGCTCAGGTCGATGTGCTGCGGCTGGATGCTCTCGCCCTCGGCCATCTTCGTGTGCTTCTCGAAAATGACAACCTGCGTTGCCACCTTGGTTCCAGCACGTTCAAACGTCACCCAAGGCATCTTGATCGTCGCCACGAGGTGAAGGCTCTTAGCTGAGTCGCCAGCTACGAAGGCAGCCAGTCGGGGATCGGTTAAGCCGCCGCGCGGAATTAGCGCCACGACGCGGCCACCTTCACGCAGGTGCTGCGCGGCTTTCTCCAGGTGCTCAATCGCCGTCTTCCCGCCACTGCCGTATGGCGGGTTCATCACGATTGCATCGTACTTGTTGGTGCGCGCCAGATCCTCGAACGTGCCATTGATGATGCGGGCGTTGCCCTGCGCCAGCGCCGCGCGCTGAGAAAGGTCATAGGACGGCTCTACCATCGTCACGTCGGATTGCGCCGGGAAGAAGCGCGCAATGGCACCGTGCCCGGCGGAAGGCTCAAGCACCTTATCGCCGCTGCGAATGTTGGCCCAGTCCACCATCTTGAAGCCGACCGGCTCCGGCGTGGCGTAGTAATCTGCCCCCTCGCGCTGATCGCGGCGCTTCGTGTTCTTCTGCTGGGCGAAATAGAACGTCTTCGCCTTGTCGAACGGCGAGATCGAGGCGCTGGCCGACATTGCCCGGTCGCGCGCTTTGCCGCCCTTCCCGTCTTCCGGGCTGGCCGTCAGCGGCTCGGCGTCGCTGTACGCATCGATAAATGCCTGTTTCAGCCCGCGTGCGTCGGTGCCCAGCGCCAAGTTCTCGGCGGTTGATGCGCGCTCGGCGATCTTGCTGGCGAATGCGCTGGCCTCCCAGCCGGTGCCAGTGGTCAGATAACGGAAGATTGCATCGGACGCCTGGCCGGTGCGGTAAATGCGCCCCTCGATCTGGGTGGCGGCCACCGGGCGCGTCGGCATGCCCAGGTTGATCTCTACCCGCTGGTGCTTACCGGTGGTGTCGTGCAGGCTTACGCCCTCGCGCGCCGCGTCTGACTGCGCCACAATCAGGTTTTTGCCGGAATTGTCATCGTTGAAGGTGTCGGCGTTCTTCCGGCGCTGCGCCTTCGGCACCGTGCCGTTGAAATACAGCGCATCAGGGAATGCCGCGCCCATGGTTTCGAGCGCCGAGTTAAGGCCGGAGAAGTCGATCTGGAACTCAGGGCGCTGGAACACCTCGCGCGCCTGCGCTTTGATATCCGGGTCTTGGATTGCGTTCAGCGCCTGCGCGAACGGGCTGAAACCGCCGCCCTTGTTGTAGTCGTGGAACACAACCACCTTCCGGCCCATAGCCAGGTGCTCTTTGATAATCGGCACCGCCGCGCGGGCTTTCATCGACTCCAGCAGGAACATGCGGCTTTGATAGTCGAAGGTCTTCATCACCTCGTCATAGACGCGGCGATAGATCCCGCCGTTGGCTTCGTTCAGGTAGCGCAGCGCGTCATCGAGCTTTTTGCCAGCGGCATCGTCCACCAGCGCGAACCGGCGATCGTAATCGTGCGGAACATCCAGCGTCCGGCCGATCAGCGCACCGCTGTCTTTCAGCCACTGGTTAAAGTTCTGCTCCATCAGCTCGGTGTTAACTTCGGCATCCGGGCGCGTCAGTTTGTTGTAGCGCATGCGGTAGCCGAAGTGGTTCATGTAGAAGGCATCGCGGCTATTGCCGCTGTTGTAGCCGCCCTGGCTGCGCTCGCGGTACCGTTCGCCCGGCTCAACGTGGTGGAACAGGTAGCCTTCGGCGTAGTCGGTGCTCTTCACATAGGCGAATGGCGTCGCCGAAAGGAAAATCACTTTCGGCAGGTCGCGCTGCTGGCTCCAGCGCTGTTCCCATTCCTTGCGCGCCGGGGCTTCGATATCAGCCCACTGTTTCGCCAGCTTATCGACGCGCGCCTTGATCACGTCGCGGCGGGCGGAGTCGGTCTGCAACTTGTTCAGCTCGTCGCGGGCATCGCTCAGCTTCTGGTACAGGTCTGCATGCTTGTTCTGCATGTAGGTGATGAAGCCGTCAGGGTGGCCGGTCAGCGCACGCAGCTTTTTCAGCGCGTCGGTGGCGTCGCCTGCTTCATTGCTGGAGAGGTAATGCGACTCGTCTGGAATAACCAAATCCCAGCTGCGTTGCGCCAGCGCGCTGTTCTGCGCAAAGTTCGCATAGGTGGTGACGATCGGGCCGTCGCCGCCATTGTCGCCGGTGTCTTTCAGCTGGTGGAGCGGCATATCCATCATGCCGGAGAATTTCACCCAGTCGCTGGCGATCTTGTCGGTCGGTACGACGATCAGGATGTTGCGCTTGCCATCGTTATAGAAGCGCTTGGCGGCACCCAGGCCGGTGGCCGTCTTACCGGTGCCGGTGCCATTGGTTACCAGAATGCCGGAGCCCTGCTGGTGGCGCTGCTCGATTTTCTCCACGTCGGAGCGTTGCTCAGGCAGCAACAGCGGCAATGCCGCATCGATGCTCTTACGGTCGCCCCACGTGGTGGACGCGCCGCTGGCCTTCTTCTGGGCGGTTAGACGTTTATCGAGGTCGCTGGCTCCAGGGGCGTCAGCATTTCGAGTAACAGCTGCTGCTCGGCTTCGCTCAGTGGGCGATCCTGCTCGGCTATCGCTACCGCTTCCGGCGCGTTCAGCACTTCGGGTAGAGCCGCCCTCAAGTTCGAATTGTCCGTTTTGTTGATATACGCGCTGATCGCCTCGTTCTCCGCCAACAGCGGAGCCATCGTCTGATACGCGTTGATTACGCTGTCCGGCACGCCGTTCTGCGTCAGCGCCTCGGCCTGCTGGTTCAGCGCTTCCAGCATTTCGTCCTGCGTCATTGACATTATCAGCTTGAACGCCTGAAACCGCATTTCCGGCTGCTTCGCCACTTCGTTCCACACTGCCGTTGGCACCTGGTACATTCGGGGTTACCTCGTTGTCGAATTGAGACACCATATCATCCAGCGCGCCGGTCTGGCGGGCATCAGAGCGTGGTGCCGGGGTTTCTTTTTGTTGTTCCTGCACTGGTTGCTGCGGTGCTGGCTCTTCGGTTGGCAGCTTGGCGAGCTCGGCGCGAACGGTTTCCGCGCTGTCCATCCCGGCAATGCTGACGCCGCTATCTTCCATCATATCACGCGCGCCGTTGTACCAGCTGCGCAGGTACGGACGGATGCGAGAAATCGGCAGGTCAAGATCTGCGGCCATAGCCTTGGCAAAGGCGGAGAACTTGCGGGCGCTGGCCTCGATGTGGAACACAGCGAGCTCGGTGCCGATCGCCAGAATTTCCGGGTCGATACCGCTGTTGAGCTGTGAAAACTTCGCTTTCAGGCGCTGGCGCAGCTCGGCGGCGCGATCCTTCGATACCAGCTTGTTGTCGGCACCGTAATCAGCGGTTCTGCTCTCAGCTTGGGCATCCTGTCGATTATTCATCACAGCGTCGGCGGCGCTGATTACTTCGCCAAGCGCAGACTGGTCAGATTTTTTAACCCCCAGCACCGTAGCAATGATATTAACGAAACGGCTCCACGCGCTTTGCCCTTCCACCTTCATTCCCTTTAACATTTTCTGGAATGCTGGATCAGTCAGGCCGTAAGCTAAAAGCTCATCCGTATTTTCGATAAGGCGGCTGTAACGCGTGTCTGTAATCTGAGGCTTGATCTGCGCATACAGGTCATTAACGCGAGCAACGGCGTCTCGTAGAGCTGGATTATCTATTTTCTGGCCGTCAGGCGTCCTTTCGCGGAGAGCTAAGGCTGTTGCAGCGTGAACAAGTTCATGCAGCGCCTCAACTTCAACGTTTTTGCCGTTTCGATCGAGATAGATTGATTCAAGTTGCTTACCGGTTAACCGGCTTGTGAATGATGTAAATTTTGCGTCGGCATTTTTCAGGTATTTTCTTACTTCGGAATCAACCTTCGGATTGCCTATGCCAGCAATATTCACATCAATATCAGCATTGCCGATTATCTCTTTCAGACGCCGCGCCAGTTCTCGATTGTAAGCAGAAGAAGAACCATTGGTAATGGTATCGAGCAGTTCGCCCACCTTCATTCCATCACGTAAATTAGCAGCAATCTGGGAATCTGCCGCATCGATCTGTTGCTGTTCCCGCGCAGGCGATGCTGTTTCAGCAACACTATCGGCACGCACCGGCTGATTTTGCTCCTGTTGCCGTCCCGGCGCTGGCGCAGCGTTTTCTACCGGCGCGGCAGCGGAATTTTTCGCAGCTGGCTGCTCGGCCAGGTCGAATTGCACGCTGCGGGAACGCGCAGATTCAAGCTCTGCCATTGTGGCGGTGATCCGGCCGCCAGTTTCAAGGTTATCGAAATGCGCGGTGCCGTTTTTCTCGATATCCGTCATGCGATACGGCGTGCCGATCGTCATCATGCCGACTTTGCCGCGCGGGATGACGGTGGAGCCGATTTCGGCGTCGATGATCTTGCGGGCGCGGTTGCGCTTCGGGCCACCTTCGATGCGGCCCTGTACACGCTGGCCCGGCACCGGCGAGCTGGCTGGCGCTTGTTCTGCCGTCGGCTCTTTCTTCCGACGCGCGGGCTTGATTTCGCTGGTGGCGCCCGTGGTGCCCTCATTGTCGAGGGTGGCATCTGGCGCGGCCACTTCCTGCGCAGCTTTCGGGTGGATTTGGTACTGGCGATCCACCAGCTGAACCTCATGGGTGTCAGCGATGCCTTTTTTCGCCAGGTACTCATTCGCCCGTCGCTCGGTGCCGAACCATTTCCGGCTGCCGTCTTTGTTTAGTGCAGGATCTCCGGCGCTGGCATTGTCAGCAGGAATACCAGCTCGAACACCCTGCTCATTTCCGGCGACAGCATCAGATCCAGCTCGGCCGGTTTGTTCATTTCCTTCCAGAACAGGACGCGCTGGCGTTGCGTTATCACTTTGTTGTGCACCAGAAATCGCATTGCCCGGCTGTTGCTCATTTCCTGAAACTGCTTGTTGGGTTTTTGCATCGATTGCGGCCTCAACTTTTCGTCGTTCATTGGTTAAGCGGGAATCCCAGCCGGAAGCCTTCGCCTGCTGGCGCAGATAGCGCAGGCGGTCGCGCAGCTCAGGCTCGTCCATTTCTTCAATGGTCTTTGCCTTGGCCGGTTCGATGATCTCGCCGGTTTCAGGGTCAACGTTGGGCGGTAGATCGGCGGTTTTGGCCGGTTCTGTTTCGCTTTTGGCTTCTACTGGCGCGGATTCGGTCGGTTTTGTCTCGGTTTCAGGCTGATTTGGTGCAGCTTCCGACGTTTCTGGTAACGTCAGATCGCCGGGGCTAATCTGCAATGCCTGACCGCCTTCATCGCGCAAAATAACGTCGCCGTTCGGCGCATAGCCCTCTACGGTCGCAGTGAACGGGTCAATCCCTGGCGCATTGACGATCTGCTGCACGCCCGGCTCGCCGAACCAGTTTTCTGCTGGCTTTTCTGCCTGCGCCTGGTCTTCGGTTGGCTGCGCTGGTGGCTCTTCGGTCGCCGCTTTCTCGGCAGCGGCCTGATCCTGCTGAGCTGCCTCGTTAACGCGCTGCTGTGCGTCAGCTGCGGCAGTAGTCAGCGCCGCATCAGGTTCGGCCTCATTCACCGCCTTACCCAGCGGCCCGGATTCCTGCACGTGCGGCACCGCCGCCCCCATGCCAGCGCCCATAATCCCGCCGATCGCCAAGCCTTGCGCCATGGCATTAGCCACGCCTTTGGTCAGCGGCCGGGTTGGGTCAGCACCGCGCACGGCGTAGTTTTCAGCCATCTGCTGCGCCGCGCTCTGCGGCATTTCTTCCAGCAGGCCTTCGGCAATTGCGCCTTTGGCGGCAGACTTGAGGCGTCCCATCGCCGGGGTGGTGATGATCTTCGCCAGCGCACGGTCGCCCATGCCGCCGAAAATACCGGTGCCGACGCCAGCAATGAAGAATGCTTTCGTCGCCGAGTCTTCGGCCAGCGATTTGCGGGCATCCTCGAAGCTCATGCCGTCGGCCATCATGGTGCGGATCACTTCACTGCCTTGCAGCTGCTGCGGCGTCATTGCCATGATCTCGTCGCGCACCTGGCGGGCAGATGCCGCGCCACCCATGCCGCCCTCGATGATGCCACCGGCAACGGTTGCCACGGTGGCCGCGCGCCGGGCTGCTTCTTCTCTGGTCGCGCCTTTGGCGAGCATGCCGGTATAGGCACCTTTCGCCAGTCGGCCAGCGACGCCCATGGTCATCACGGTTTCCGGCAGCGATTCCACTACCCCGGAATAATAGGAGCGCCAATCAGACCATGCGGGGCCGAAGCTGTAGCCGTTCTTGTCTTCGGTGACGAAATCCTTTTTGCGGGCGGCGAGCATTTCAGGCGTCCAGCGTTTTTCAATGCCTGCGCGGGTATCCTTGAAAATATCCTCGGTGCCCTTGCCGTCGTTCAGCCAGCGGTCGGCGCGATCGATCGCCTTGACGATGCCAGGCCCAACGCCGGGGATACGGCCGACCAGCTCATTGAGATTTTCGGCTGCGCTATTTACGCCAGACCAGAGGGCATTCGCACTGTCGGTGAAAAAGTTACCGTCTTTGTTACCCTGCGGCTGTTGCGCCTGCGCCGCCTGCTGCTGGGATTGCTGATCCTTCATCTGCTGCTGAACATCGATCGGCAGCTCAATCTTGAACGGCTCAGCGCTCTGCTGCTGTTGCTGGTAGGCGGCGATCTGCTCAGGCGTCGGGACGCTATACCGGTCAGCTTCCTCGCTGTTCATCTGGTCAACGATCTTTTGCAGCTGGTCGCGGCGGTAGTTTTCCTGCCCTTCAAGCGTCAGCGGCGTCGGCGCGCCGGTGGTTGATGCAGTATCGCCAGCGGCTTCTGCCTGTTGCGGCTGGTCGGCGTTCACGTTCGCGCCCGGCGCGATGCCGTTGAGGAACTTTTCAGCCCGGCGCATCACGTCGATTTCGTATTGGTTGGTCTTCGCGCCCCACTGCTTGCGGTTGTCGCCACCGAAGTGCGCTTTCACCGCCTCGCCCATGGAATAGCCTTTATCCAGGCGCTCGCGGATTTGGCGCGCAGCAGCGTCGATAGACTGCGCGGCATCGTATGGGTTGATCCCCATGCTGGCCGCCGTGCTGTCCAGATACTGCATGATGCCCTTGGCGCGGCCCCACTTCGTTTCGCTACCCAGCGCACGCGGGTTGAAAGATGACTCCTGTTCTGCCAGCCCCAGCAGGATGTTCACCGGAACCTGATATTTCTGGCTGGCACCGTCAAAGACAGACTGGAGATTGGCGGGAACGCTGCCGCCGCCGGACGGCGCGCGCTCGGTCTGCTGCGGCTTGAATTCCTGAACAGGTGCCTGCTCGGACAGGGAAAGGTCATAAATCGAAAGCGGAGTTTTAGCCACGGTAGTTCCTTAACGAGTAATCATCTGGCCGGTTTTATTGTCCCACAGCAGCACGCCGCGCGATTGCGGTTGCTGTTGCTGATTCTGCGGCTGTTGGGTGGTTTGGGCTGGCGCGGTGTTGTCGCCGCTCGCTCCGTCTACTGTAGCAATATATTGCTGCGCCTGCTCGATTTGCTTCGCCAGCGGCAATTTGGAAAACTGGCGATCGTTCTCGATGCGAGTTTTGATGAAGTCCTCGATGCGGGAGCTCATCGGCTTGCTTTGGTTCTGGATTCCCACCAGCGCCGGGGCCGCCTTGCGAATATAGGCGTCGTCGTACCCCTGCGAGCGCAACCATTCGGCGGTGGCTTTGGCTTTCGCCATCGGGTCTTTCGCTGGATCGACAAGGCCAAGGCGTTTTTCCTCCGCCTTTTCCGCGACCTTGAGCTGAGAGTTGTTATTTTGCGCCTCAAGGGTTTGCTGATGCTTGACGCCCCACTCTTCGCGCTTGAAGTTCTGATCGCGCTGAGTTTTGGCGTTCTCGGCCTGCGCCTTGCGGGCGGCGGCCAGCTCGTCCATGCCCTGACTGTAGATCTGCTGAGGTGACAGCCCGATAACCGCCATGCGCTGGATATCGTTGCCGTCGAAGTCCTGCGAGCTCTCTTTCCCGGTGGCCTTGTCCTTGAAGGTGACGGTGTAGCCGACCAGCTGGCCCTTGTCGTTCAGCTTCTCGGTGGCCGCCAGCGGCTGCACGTTGCCGTCGTAATAGCCAGATTGCGTCAGCGTGGCGTTCAGGTTTTTCAGGAAACCAGCACGATCGCCCATAGCGAAAGAGCGCGACATGTTAGCCCAGCTCTTCATGCCCGCCTGCACGTTGGAATCTTGCAGCCACTTGTCGAAGTTCTGCGCCTTATCCACCTGGCCGGTTTCCATCCAGTGCTGAGTCAGCTGCGGCGCGGTGGTCTTTTTCCAGTAGTCGAGATAGCTGCCTACCTGGCTTTCGGCCTGATCTGGCGTAGCGCCAGCGGCTACCGCGCTCTGAATATCCGCCTGGCGGGCAGTGTTCGCCGCCTGCGCGCCATCCTTCACGATGGTGCGATACTGGTTTTTGTCGGCGGTATCCTGCTCCAACTGCGCCAGTTGCGCGTCGCGAACCTTCTGGCGAGACTTCATATCCTGAATGTTGGAATACGCGGTAGCGCCGCGCGTGAAGCCGTCCAGAAATGAACCGATGCCAATACCCACATTTCCAGCCATTACTGGTCACCTCCGATCAGAGAAGAAAGAAAGCCCCACGGCTTCGATGCCTGGGCGGCCTGCTGCGTTTGCTGCTGCGCCGCCGGTTGCTGCGCCGTGTACCCCTGGAACGAGGTCGGCATACCCATCGCGCCGGTTTCCTGCTGCTGAGGCTGCTGCGGCACAACGCTCATGGATTGTTGCGCAGAATTGGTAGCAGTGGCGTCGGCAGTTTTCCCCGCCTCACTCTCCTGCCGCATTTTCTTGATGCTCATGCCGGTCTGCATCCCACCAGCCAGACCGCTGAGGAAATCGCCTACTCCTGCCATTATGCTGCCCTCGCTGGTCGTTTAACGCTACGGCCAAGAGCTTCGACTTTCTTATCCAGCTCCTGCACGGCCTTCATGGTGACGCCCACGGCATCCATGACGGGGATCATTTTGCCATTGCCCTTGCCGGTAGCCTTCTGGAAGTCTTCGGCATACGGGCCGATGTGCTCGCCACCGTCGGCAATGCCGTCCTTGTATTTCCACTCTTCCACCGGCATCGAATTAACGGCATCCAGACCGCCCTCGATCGGTTTTTTGTCCTCTTTGTAGTCTTTGGACGAGAAGGCCATCAGGCCCATACCAGCGATCGAGCCAAGGCCGCCGAACAGGCTGCTGGTGGAGTTGGCGTTAGCCTGCTGCTGTGCCGACCACGCATTGAGCTGGTTGGAATACTGGTTATTCAGCGCGCTCGCCATGCCAGCCTGGCCTTGCATCGCAGAATTGAAGCCGTTCTGCATCATGCCAGCGTGCCCGGCGGCCTGCGCATTGTTGGCGGAGGTGGTACCCATGGCGGCGCTGCCAGATGACACGCCAAGCCCCAGCGACGTGGCCGGGTTTACTGCCAGACCGCTTCCCATATTGATAGCATCAGCCTTCATGGCGACGCCTTCTTTACGGACGGTGTTACGGGCATTGTTCTGCGCGCCAGCGACATTCAGCCCGGTAGCGAGCTCGGCAGCACGGTCAACTCCCTGATAGCGGCCGCTGCGCGGGTCAACGCCCATCGCGGCCTGCTGCCGGTTGGTCGCGTCACGCTGCTGAGCGGCGTTGCTCAGTACGTCGGCGCTGGCCTCGGCCGCCAGCTTGTTCTGGCGCTCTTCGCTATCCCAGTTTTTCGCCGTGTCGATGAATTCGTCTTGCATCGGCTTGAAAACGGTATTCCAGCGGTTGCGGTCTTCCGTTGCCCACTGCTGCGCCTGCTTCGATGCGTCCAGCTGCTGCTGGGTAACCTGGTTGGCGATCGCGTCCTGCCCCTTCTGGCGCTCGTTGGCGATGCCCATCTGATCTTTCCAGAAGTCCAGCGACTGCTGTCCCAGCTCAGCCTGCTTAAGCGCTGCCTCGCCGATGCGTGGATCCGGCGACGGTGCCGAAGAGCTGCCTTTCTTGAACATCAGCAGATCTTCCCATGCCTTACGCTCCGGCTTTTCGTCGGCCTCCGGCTTAAATGCGTCGATGATTTGGAAGGCCAGCTGAGGGCGCAGGGTGATCAGCGCCATCGTTGCCAGCGTCAGCATCATGGAAAATTCCAGTTGCATGATCGGTTAGCTCCTGTATTTCGCCGGGATGTAGCGGCAGTTTTCGCGCAGCATTCCCAGCACAATGATATCGTCATCAGGCAGTGCATGACGGATGATGCCCTCGCGCTCGAAACCCAGATGCAGGTCGAACCGAAGGGCTGCTGAATTTTTTGATGGGACAAGGCCGGTAACCCGGCGCATATTCCACTGCACGAAGGGGTGCATGAACGAGGCGCGAAGATACGGCCGGGAAAGCCAGTGGCCGCTACCGTCGCTGGCAATGTGGATGTTGCAGTCGCAGACAGAAAATCCATCCCACAACGTCACAGCACGCAAAACGCCACTGGATTCCCACCCAATGGCCTTCGCGTCGTCACGCGGTTCAAAACCTATCTTCTCGGCCGCCCACGCTATCAGCTCGCCGCTGTTCTCGTAGAGTATGCTGCCCATGCTTCGCTACCTGTTTGCCTTTTACAAACATGATAGTGAAAACCGAAACGATAGGATAGGTTTTAACCGACGATTGCCGCTTTTATCTCGGTCAGCACGTCGAAAATCGTCCCAATATCGGCCACCAGCCCGTTAAACTGCGCGGCGGTCGGCGGCGCGGTGATAGTTCCCTGGGTTGGATCGCCGACGACAACCGCCTCCACCCGCGTCTGAGCCGCATCGATATCGTTCTTGGCGGCATTGGCCGTTCCCTGCGCTGCGGTAACCTGAGTGCCCAGCTGGGTGATGCTTTGTCCCTGAGTGTTTACCGTTTGCTGCAACGATGACAGGCTTTGCTGCAACGTCTGAACAGAATTCTGTAGCGTCTGGATATTGCTGGCGTTCTCGTCAACGTCACCGCGCAGTGACGAGACGTTGAGGCTGAGCGTTTGCAGCTGCTGGTTTATGGCTTTCAGCTGGCTGTCGATAGACGCGCTGCTGCCTTTCAGGTTTCCCAGCAGCTTATCGATGTTTTGCAGGTCAGCCCGGCGCACCGCTGCCTGCGTCTTATCCTTATCGCCGCGCCAGCCAGCCAGAACGCCGACCGCCTCGATCAGCCTGTTCCATTCGGCATCGCTCATTTGGATAGCCATTTAGCCTCCTGCGATCTCTTCTGGCGAGAATGCCAGCGTAATAGCGGTCACCTGCTGGTTGCCCCGCACCTCGATTTCCCACGTGGTGGCGAGGAAACCGGCGGGCAGCCGGTGAATTTTGTTGAGCTCGTAAACCGTGTAGCGCAGCTTGCCGTCGGCATAGATCGCCACGGAAAAGCGCGGGTCGGTGTCATCGACTGGTTCCAGCAGGCTACCGGCAAACGTGACAATACCCAGGGCGGCATCGGCCAGCGCGCCGCCGGTCTTATCGGTTTCGATCAGCGCCCGGTTGCGAGCTCGCGCGGCAGCATTGCGCGCTGCTGACTCTTTAGCCTGTAGCGTCGTCGTCACGTCTTCGCCATCGACCAGAATACAGCCGAAGTTGGTCAGTGATGGGATAACGAACCGCTTCGATCGCCAGTATTGCTCGCCGTATGGCTCTGAAATCGCATCCCACTCGAAAATATCGCGGTTGTTACGCAGCAGGTACAGCACGCCGGTGCCGATCTCGAAAAACATGGCGTCGGCATCGTCAGCCGCCCGGCTGAGAAAAGGCTGAGAGCCTGTCAGGTCGAAAATCAGCGTCCCGCGCCGCTCAACAGAGCCAGAATCCATGAACGAGTAGGAAACCATATACCGGCCGCTGTACTGCCCAGATACGAAAGACTCCGGCCCCATCTGCTTCCACTGGTCGGTGGTCATCAGCTCCTTGGACGCCACCACGGCACCGGACTGGGAAATGGTAACCAGCCCCTCAGTTGAGGCATAGGCCACCGAATACCCCAGATCCACGATGCTTTGCGCGGTCAGACATGGAAGGTTCACCCTCAGGCGCTCCATCGTCATGTTCTCCGGCAGCGTGCCGGATGCCACGTATGGGTTGCCGGTGGTCATGATCGCCACGGCGCTGCCGAACACGCCCAGGCCAACGATCTCATAGTCACAGGTCAGGATGTATTTTTCCGGCCAGGCGTGCGGGATGTACGGCTCGCAGAAATACAGCTTTTTCCCAACAAAACCGGCCATCATGCCGTTCGGCAATGCGGTCAGGCCTTGCAGGTCGTCCGGCGGCGCATTGTAGTCAGTTGAACGTATCGGCTCATTGATCGGGTTGTCTGCCACCACATCCACGAAATCGGCCGCCGTTGCCTCGCGCTCCTTGATGAAGAACAGCGTGGTTACGCCGGTGGCGCTGGTCTGCGATCGGTAGATGCGCATGCGGTTGATGCCACGCCCGACTGGCGGAGCTGTGAAGCCGGTTAGGCGAACATCGAGGCCAGGGCTCCACAGCAACTCATTCGAGAGCGGAGCGGGCTCAGACTCTTCATCCAGCGAGGTAACCCACGTGTAGGTGTAGAGCACGGTGGATGAAAGCTCAGGATCTGGCGTGCCGGAAACCAGGCTGATTGTCAGCTTATTGGCCGGGAACGGCACCGCGAGATCATAGGTCACGCCGTTGGCGATAATCTTCGGCTTGCCGTCTCCGGTGACATACAGGCGATTTTCAGCGATCGGCGCTGGCACCACGCGCACAAACTTTTCCCAGCCCAGCCACTCGTCACCATTTTTGTAGATGGTTTTGCAGTCAAACGGCATCTGGTGGACGAACCGGCCGCGCCGGATGGGGGTCAGAGCGCCGTTTTCCAGCTTGGTGTTCTGCGCCACCTGCGCATAGTTGTCGTTCAGCAGGCGCGGGATAAGGCGCGGGATTTCGCCGGAAAACCCAGCAATACGGATCATCACTGGCCCCCTATCACTGCGTCGCTGATCGATGCCGCCGGAAGCACGCCGGGATCTGGGTCTGGGTTGGTGGCAGCCTGGAGCGCGGCGGCGGTCAGTCGCAACTGGCAAGCGTCGCCCGCCGAGTATGCGCGCGGCTGGGTGCCTTCTGCGCCACGCTGCACGGTGATGCTGTCGCCGCTGCGCGCGGTCGCCCTCAGTATCTCGATGTTGCCGCTGTCATCTTCCAGCACCAGCGGGAACCAGTCACCGGCGGCCAGCACCGGGAACTTGATGCCATGCCCCACGCGCACCCGCACAACGGTTTCCGATGCCGTAATGGCGACGGCCAGCGCACTGCGGGCATTGTTCGTTAATTTTACGGCCATGATCGGCTACTCCACGTTGTTTTCGAGCCAGGTGTAAGTCTCAACCAGACGCTGACGCAGAATTGCGTCGCTGATCCCGGCGGGGATGCCGTTCGGGTTTTTCAGCAGGTAAGCGATGGTTGCGATGATTTCGAACTGCCAGAAGCCGAAATAGCTTTCTGTCGTCTTCGCGTCTTTGTTCGCCCAAGTGTAGCGCATCGTGTCGAGCGGTTCCCGGCGATAGCGCAGCTCCATGTAATCCCAGCAGCGTTTACCGACTGCCTCGATCGTCGTCAGCTGGCTGGTGCTGAGCAGCCCGGATAGCTTAAGCCACATGCAGGCGCGCAGGATCAGCGCGGTGCCGTGCGGCTCTTCGTAGTTGGTCGATGGTGCGCCCTTGCTCGGATCGTCATAATCGGTCGGCGGCCCGTAAATGCGAACCCCGCCGACCACCACACCATTCAGGTTCGGCCAAAGCACGTTGAGACGTTCAATCCACAACATCGCCATGCTGATCGCCAGCGATCTGGCCGTCGCCCATGCGGCATTCGTGCGGGACAGGTATACCAGGCGCGCGAGGCTATCCACGACGCGGCACTGATAGCCTACCCAGCGCGTGTTAGGATCATCGTTGGTATATACCCACGTGTGCGGTGTCGGATTGCCGATGCTCATGCGCGCCGGGGTGTTCATGACGAACGTGTGAGCGAATGGGCCAGACGGGCCGCCGTCGGCGATCCACTTATCCTGAGCGTGCTTGAGGAACAAAAGCTGTTGCTCAACCAGCAACGCATTGCTGGTTTTCGAAACACTACCGGCAACAGGAGAGATCGGATATTCCAGCGCGCCGGTGCTCGCGTTTGGAACCGGCATGTTCGTCGCCGGGTCGAGCGCTGGCAGAACCGCGTCGGCATCAGCGCGTAGGAACCACCAGAGATCAGGTAGCTGGTAACCGTGGAAAGGTGAGCCATTCCACCCGACGAACTGCTGGCGGATTGTGTCGGCGTTGATAGCGAACGGCATCGATCCAGGGAAGAACGGCATTTGAGAGCCCTTCACCGCCTTCTGCAAGTTATCCCGCACGGCCTGCTCACTTGCGCCGCTCAACGGGCGCATCGCTACGATCCTGAGCGTATAAGCCTGCTTCATTTCCATCGACACGCCGAAGTTCTCGAAACGGGTACCGGCTGGCAGTACGGCATTATCGCCATCTTTGCGCCTGAACGCGGTGCGCGGCACCAAAATGTAGAACGGCTTGGACGGTGTGGCCGCCGCCACGAACTCAGCATATTGCCCGATATCGGCATAGTAGCGCGTCTGGGCGTCGTAATATTTCGTCGAGGACATGTAGACGTAGCAGTGCTCGCCCTGGGCAAGATTTGGCTTGGCGGTGCACGCCAGCGCCAGAAACATGAACTGATCGGCAGCCTGGTAGCTGGTCAACGTGCGCCACGAGTCGTTCACGCCTCTGCCGATCTGCACCTGCTTGACGGCGGCGCTGGCCGGAACGTCAGCACGCAATGCGCCATTGAAGAAATTACCCAGGCTTGGCGCGCCGTTCATGTTGTCAGGCGTCCATGTGAATTCGCCTGGCTTCACTGTACCGCCGGAACCGCCTTCACGGCTCCAGAAGTTGAACCCGTTCCACGCAGGGTTAGCACCAGCGCCGATCTGGCCTGAGCTTGGCGGTTTGGCGTCCGGGTGATCCGAATAGCAGAACATGCCAGAAGGCTCGCCCTTGGGCGGCAGGGCGTCAAATTGAGGCATAGGCTTGAGGATTTCGCGCAGGTCGCTGATTGCCTGCCCCTTCACCGCTGTACGGCGCAGCGCATCCCTGAGAAGTTGCCAGCGCACCGCCTTGCCCTCTCGATCGTCAACCTCCATCGCCAGCGTCATCGCATATTCGAACCAGCGGAATGTGTCAGGCGCACACGCTGAATAACCGGCGTCGATCTTCGTCCAGCATGGATAGGCCTCTTGTGCCTCACCCTGCTTGATGATGCCCGCATTGTTGTAGCCGTAGACCACTTTCCACGAGGTGATCGCCGGTGCTCCGGCTGGAATGGTGATTTCTACGTTGTTGCCGACGTGCTTCCAGTCGCTGGCGCTGAGCGTAACGCTGGTGTCACCGGTCGGTGATGTGCTGTCGTATGACGGGCTGTATGGCGACTGATACAGCAGGTAGCTGGTGGCCGGGTAAATTTGCCAGACGCGGAACACGTCAGCGCCGCCCTTGTGGCCCTGAACAACCGGGGGGATGATGAGTTTTCCACCTACCGGCGACGCCGTGAAGGTGTAATGGATGCCCTGAGACGGAATATCGCCACGCGCGGCGAACAGCCAATGCAGCAGGGTAATCGTATTGACGTTCTCCGGTACCGGTTGGCGCAGCATTGGGCCAGTCAGCGAACCGTTACCCATGGCGTCAAGCATTGAAATCGCGTTCGACTTGTACCAGTTTGCGGCCGCGCGCTCGTCGCCGTCGCCGTCTTTCAGTACCTGGTACGCCAGCAGCGAGCCCTCAATACCGATAGACTGCCCTTCGCTGGTGCCGGAATTGTGGTGGAAGTAGCCGCCGCGCCCTTCTTCGTTATGGAAGGCGTTCGTGATCAGGCCGTTCATAATCAGCGGGCCGTTCAGCTCTGCCACCGGCCCGGCCGGAATAGTGGCCTCTCCGTCGTCGTCCCTGATCGTGCAATTGACAGGATCGTATAGCGTGGTTGCGAACTTCTGCGCCGGACGGCCAGGAACATCGTCGCGAACTGGAATCGAAATGGTTTTGATCACTTCCCCGGCGTCGAAAATCAGCGTGCCGCGCTGGGCGGTGTAATCTGTCGGCGCGGTAGCAGTAAGATCCACGGTCACGTAGTCAACGGAAACGCGCTGGGTGCTGGGCTGGGAGAGAGTGACCGTAAACACTGCTGTGCGTGGCATAGTTTAGGCTCCGAACGAGGGAAAACCCCTCTTTCGAGGGGTCGGGACTACATTACAGCGGAGGAACGGTGTAACCGACTTGGCCGCCGAGCTGCACCAGGTGGTAATGCAGGAAACCGACTTTATCGGCTGCCCATTGCGCTTGCCCCTGGATGGTGTCTGCGGTCGCCTGCGCCTGTTCGGCTTTATAGATGGCCGCGCCAACACCGTCGGCAGCATACTTCGCTTTGCCGTAGATGGTGCCGAGCACATCTTGCAGGTTGCCCATAGGGATATCATCGATCGGATATACGGTTACAGCTGATGCATCCATTGTCCTTTCCTTAATGATTAAAAAGACCGGAAATCCCGGCCTTTTGATTGTATATCTACGACGCGAACCTAGCCAGAATTAGATGCCATATTGCGACTTGAAGGCATCAATGATGCGCTGGCGCATGGCTGCATTGTGATATTGGTTAAACGACACGATCTTCCTCATCGACATTGCAACCGCCTGGCCTGGAGTATCATCGCGGTAAGCGATTGAGAGAGGGCCGTTAGCGTTCCCTGTGATGGCAGATGCTGGGGCAAGCGCGCCGGTCACTTCGTTGTTGCCAAATCGAACCAGAATTTGATTGTTTACGGTTGACCAGCCGAAACAGATAACCGCCCAGTTAGAGTTTCCGCGAGGAACCATAACCGATGACACGTTGGCCGCCGGGCCGGGGTCGATCATGAATTGCAGGTTGTTACTTGATGCTGACTGACGAAGAATAATCGACTTATTCAAGTCAGAAGACGCATTTGGAAGCGCGTTCCAACGCAATACCGCACCAACGGCGTTCCAGCCAGTGATACGGACAACCATATAGGTGGTGTTCTCAGTCGCTCCCAGCATGCCAGAAAAGCTGTTCAGTAGCAGTCCGTTTTCCATCGTGAACTGGATATGCTTGAACCCATCCTCGGTAACGATGGCAGGGTTAAGGCCAGAGTTTGCTGGCGCGTATACCGAACCGGCGAGAGTATCTTGGATCTTGGTCAGTCCAGATTCGGTGTAAACTTCTTCGGCATCCAGGTGAATGGCATCGCCGAGCATTAACGGCATCACGTCGGCATTCAGGGCGTTTTTCGCCTTAATCACAAGTGCTTTTGGCATTTACATTTTCTCCAAAAATTCATAGGTCGTCAGCGAATTTGGTCGCGTCGGGTTGAAGGTTGCGCAATAAATATCGGTGTCGCCGTTCTCAAACTGCTGAGCCCAGGACAGGAAAATGGTGCCGTTGACCGCAACCATATCCTGAACGCCTTGGTTGGTTGAGCCGTTGCTGGGGATCGGCGTCCTGAGCATTTTGCCGAGATCAACCTTGTAGAAGTTGGCGGCCTGCTTCAAATAGAAATCCGTGGCTGAGCCGATCCAAAGGTTTGACTGACCGGTATTATATCGCTCCATCATCAAAGCGATCATCTGGTCACCAACTCGCTTCACCGGCACCGGGCTTAATCTCACGCTTTCTGGCGCATCGAACATTTCGAAGCCGGTGAGATCGCCCTTTATGAAATACATTTTAGGCGGCGTGGTGGATACCTGCGTTCTCAATCCACCGAACAACCACACACCGCCGCCGTCTTTGGATGGGTCGGCGGTTATCGTCGCTTCGCAAAGAACGGTGGTGTTGGCTGGATATGCCGGGTCACCATGCGAAATCACATCCACGTTGACCATTGTGGTTAGCGGATTGTCTGGTGAGAATGACAGGAAGCCCACGCGTGAAGAACTCGCGAAGTGGTAAGCGGTGTAGAACCGGCCGTTCATAAATTCCAGGTCATGGAACAGCTCAGGCACGTTTCCACTTTGCGTGATTTGGTCGATTCTTCCTACGAGCGTCCAGGTTACTCCGCGATCGTCAGACCGGTAAATTTCATAATACGTCGAGCCGACGGCGTTCGATGCCCCACGATTTCGCACGATAGTCCATGGACGATCCTGATCATCAACGCCCAGCGCCCAGGCATCGGTACCGCGAGCATTAACCTTGCCGGTAACGACGGCAACCGGTTCAGACCACGTTTTGCCCATATCGTCGGAGAAAGCGACCACTGGCAGCTTATCGTTCGATACGTGAGAGCTGCCACGGTTGAAGCCTTGATAAATTCTTCCTGTGGTGTCGGCGCATGATTTGCCCTGAGGCCAGCCATTTACGAGGAAACCTGAATCTTTGGTGACGCGGCCAAACGTTAAGCCTTGCGTGGTCAGCTTCCCAGTATTGTCAAGCGCGTAAAAGCTCTTGTCTTTATTTGCCGCTGCGATCAGGTCATCGATATCCGTTACCGCATTGACAGCATCACGGATTTCTTTTTCGTGCGAAAACGCATACATCTTTTGGATGGCAGTGATCATATTCGGCAGGTATAGATCGCCGTTCTTCACCTGCCGCATCATTTTACCGCCGACCGAATCGTTAACGGAAAGAAGGCTTGTTTCGTTGATGACGCTGTAGATTATTGCCTCAGCGGAAGCCTGAGCAACCTCCTGGATGCGCGCGTCTTGCCCCATTGCATACCACTTCCCATTTTTGAGAATGACAATGAGGTGAGCCCCGTTTGCATCAACGATCTTGCACAAGATGTTGCTGTTATCCGGTGAAAGGAAAACCGTTTCCTTCACGTCGCGAACAGCCTGCCCTGACGGAAGATCCTTGCCAGTCGCTACGGCGGTACCGTTGACGTTCTGATATTGATTGGCGTACATGTCGCCGTCTGGAGACAGCACATTGAAGTAACCGCCATTTGGCACCAGCCCACTAGCGATAGCCTCTGCCGTTGTCGCCCATACTCGTCCAGTAGATGCGACCGACGCAGCCACATCAGCCCGATCGGCCTGAGCCTTCGATCTGTCTGCCTCGCTCTTCGAGCGTTCTGCCTGCGCAGTTGCCTGCGTTACTGCGCTTGCTGTGCCATCAGCAATCTTCTTATCGACTGAATTGGCAGCGTCCTGAGCTCGCTGCGCAGCCTGTGAAGCGTCGGCAATCTCGTTCATCCAGTCTTCGAGAGTGCCTTCGTACCCCTGTAGCTTTGCCAGCTCATACGCGCTTAAGCCTGGATCGCCCTTGAGCCCCTTCGGCCCGGTGGCAACTTGCACCGTCGTAACCGGAGTACCTTCGTCATCCGTCACGACGATGGTGCATTCAGTGAGAGCATTGCCCACGATAGCATCAGACGGTGGAACGATGCGGATTAAGAAGGTTTTCCCGCTCACCGGCGCATCAGGATCTACGCCATAGACAACAACCTGAATCGCCTTGCTGGTTTCGCCCTGTGCGAATTCCAGCGTGCCGCTGGCGGCTTCGTAATCGACGCCCGCCTTACCGGTTCCGTCCTCAGTATTCCATTTGACGCTGATCGGCTTTTCCAAAGGCACCGATAGCGTTACCGCGAACGTTGCTGTAGTGGAGCCGTTAAGATTGGTCGTTGCCATAATATTTCCTTAAGAAACTCGATACCAAGCAGCAAGTTTAATATAGGCGTTGGTCACATTGATACTCTGACCAGAGCCCATATTTTCAGTTTGTCCACTGACGGAGTGGCCGTGCGAGCCGAGAACTACTGTATGGGTATGATCCCCGGCGGAATCGGTGTTTCCAGCCGTCATCGGGCTGAAGAGCGCCGTGTTGTTGCCACCCAGCTCGTACTGGTTGTCGCGGAGAGGAACGCCACCATGAACGTGAGCACCATTTTGAGAGGTGTTTTTAGTGCCAAGATCGGTAGACGCCGCCGTGCCGGTGAGGCTGAGAGAAGTGGCAGGCAGGTTACCTTTCTGGATTGTGATGCTGTCGTTTCCGCCCTGCTGCCCCACGTCGCTGCCGTCGGCGGCCGCGATGCGAACGGATTTACCCAGCCCAGGGATTGCCGCCCAGACAGTGCCAGGATAGAGCGTGTTCGGGTTCGTATTGTCGAGGAACCAGTAAACGCGGTTCGTGCTGGTGGTTCGATCCACCACCAGCTTCATCAGCTCGCTGATACGCAGGCTGTAATCAGTGCCGTTATGGTTCACCAGAGTGAGGTCGGCATCCCCAACTTCACCGGCACCGATTGGCGTCAGCGAGGTGAGATAATTCAGGTCAATTCCGGCCATAATCGGCTCCAATAGTCTCAGTTTGAATAGTTGCGGAGATATCCAGTCGTCTTGAACAAGGCCGCCGGTGTCGCCGCTGTTTGGGTTGAAGCTCCAATACGAGAAGGACAGGCCTTCTTTTCCTTCTGGAAGATCTCGCGTGCCGTCGCCGTTGAAATCGCCATTCAGGTACAGCTCCAGGTGGTAGAGCCATTGGCTTTCATATTCAGCATTTGGCGCGACGCCGACGTTACCGGCCCCGTCTGTGCCGAACTTGCCGCCGAACTCACCTATCCAGATTGGCGCAATGTCCTGTTCGGCGATGAAACCCCAGTTCTTCTTCCATACAGGATAGAGGTTCATCGGCCAGTTTGCCGGGCGCGGCTGCCCGTCATATGCCAGCCATGACTGCTGCCCCACTGATTGGCCGTATTCATGCGGAGCATACGCCAGACGGAAATCCCGTTTCAGCTTGACCGGACGGTTTGCGACGCCTTGCAGCTGGCCGCCCCACCAATAGTTTTCACCGGCATAGGTGCCGACGCCTTCGACAAAGATTATCCAGTCTGGAGCAATGTCGTGGATCGCATTGCCGCATTGCTCGGCGTAGCCAGCCCACGTGTCCCACGAAAGCAGATATGGCTCGTTATGAATATCGGCACCGATAACGTGCTCGTTTTCGCCGTATTTCTGAGCCAGGAGAACCCAGTTTGATATCCACTTGTCGAGCGGATAGCTTTCGCTAACCGGGCTACCATCAGCGCCAGAACCAGCCGTGCGGCGGTGGTGATCGAGAACCACATAAATCTCTTTCTGGGTGCAGTAGGCAATGACGGCATCGAGAACTTCGATAGCAGTCAATCCAATGAGCTCAGGGTTAACATCAACATTGATTGCGCCGCTTGGAGCACCGCGCCCAGGAGTGAGCAGATCGCCGCTTAAAGGAAGGCGAATACAGTTGAACCCCATGGCTGTGATCTGGTCGATGATCGACTTGTAGCTGCGCTGCCATAGACCATGCGGAACGAAAATATCGCTCTCGGCACCGAACCAGTTGATCGAGCGCAAACGCACTGGCGTGCCCTTGCCATCAACAAATTGGTTTCCTCGCGTACTCAACCGGCTGCTGTTTATCGCTTCGCCGATGAACGAGGCATATGGTTTTCCGCCGTCGTTGATATCGATAACCAGCTGCCCGATGCGCTCACCGCCGTCAGTTGGCTTGAAAGTGATATTGAGCGTCGTTGAATCACCAGGCTGCAATATCTCTTCGCCAGTATTTTTCTGGTGGTAGTCACCAGTCAGGGAAATCGACCTGAGATACACCGGCACTTTACCGGTATTTTTCATCACCAATTGCTGAGGCGTCGATACGCTTCCGACAAACGTCAGCGGGAATTGCAGGCTGGTGGGCGTAACGGTAATTTCTGGCTTATCCTCCGGCTCAGGAACAGGAGGATCGACACGTTTCCCGACGTAAATGATATCCGGGCCGATAAGGGTGACAGTGGCGATAACCGGAGCGGTGCCGCTCGTCACTATTGCGAAGCGATAAAGATGCTCGCGTCCCTTGCTGGTGAGAACCTTGATATAGACCGTTTGGCGGGCATTATCTGCACCGGCGGCCACCCAGACCACCAGCGAGTAGTCAGCATAAAATAGACGGGTAATCACCAGGGTGTCTGGATCTGTCCAGCCTACGACGCCCACGATGCTCTCATCGGCGTCTAACCAGGACATTAGATCGATACGGTAGTCCAGCGCCTCGTCGGCGCGCTTGTATTCGCGCTGCATGATGCCTGTGCCGATATCGAAGACGTGCCGATACTTGCTTAGAGGCAGATCGTCCTGTCCAATCGGTACGCCGACGAACTCAGCACCAGGACGCTTTGGTGCGGATTCTTGCACGTTGCTGCCCCCTCAAATTGAACGCGAAATTACGATCCAACACCTGCTGGAACTGGGCGGCGAACACCGCCCCCATCTGCGGGCTGGAGAATGGTTGGTTTGGCAGCATCAGCAGGCTACCCAGCGCACCATGCGCCAGCGCCATCGGGAACTGCTCAAACATGAAATCTGGAAGCTCCTGCGCGTTCTGGGACGGCATCAGGAACATGGTGATTTTCAGGGTGCCTTTGCCCGGCGGGTCGAGAATGACGCTGTTGGGGCTCGCCTGGGTGATATAGCGAGGCATGCCCTCATCGTGCATTAGCATGTCCTGCTGGAACGTCTTCGGCTCCAGCTCGCAGTCGTTGAACCACGCCTTTTCGATCTGGAACAGCGCCGCATACGGCAGAATGGCCGGAACCACGTTTACCGCGCCGACCACTTCCAGCTCATCCATATCGCGCCAGCAGCGCGTGGTCTTGCAGAGCTGAATTGCTGCCTCGCGCAGATGCTGAATCATCAGCGGCTCAGGGCAGCTCGGCGCGTATTGCAGCACGTTGGGGAAAAGCTCTTCTATATCGCGCGTCATTGGTCAACTCCAACGGCAGCGCCACCGACGCCAGCCTTGACGTTAGGGCTCATGTTCGTTTCGACCGTGACCTGAATGCCCAGCGCATTGGCGAACTGCTGGTAGAACATCGTCGCGCGCTGCGCAGATCCGGCGTATTGGGTGTCTTTGGCGAAAGCCCGGTACATGACGAAGTACGTCAGCGCCGGGAAATAGATATCCTCGATGCCCAGCGGCACGTCGTAGCTCTCCAGCTCCAACGGGTCGCCTTTCGGGGTCACTTCCTGCGGATTGGCAGACAGAACGGCCTCAATGATGCCGGTGCCGTTGTTGCCTGGGTAGACGTAGAACTGGCGCGGGTTGGCTTCATCAAAGATGAAATGTGCCACCTGCTGCTTGAATGGCGCGCTGTACGGGTCGTGCCATCCAGGCATGATAGAGTTGATGCCTTCGGCGGCGGCCACCGTAATAACTTTGCGCGGCAGGCGATCGGACTGCTCACCGCGAACGTTGCGCACCGGGCGCAGGATGCTGTTATAGCCTGCCGGGATGGATTGCAGCGTGCCTTCGACCATTGTCAGGTTCACCGTGCGCGCGGTGGCGCTCGGCTTCTGAATGACGATCTCCAGTTGCCCGTCGTTAATCCACTTGCAGAGCTCCGCCAGCGTCCAGCGGGTGAAGCCCTCATCCAGCAGCAGGATACTGGCGCGCTCCAGCAGATCCTTGGCCGTCTTCATCACGAGATACCCAGCAGGGCTTTGGCGGCAGCCTGGTCAGCTGCTTGCAGCAGCTGGCGACCGAATGCACCGGCATCGCTGATATTCGCGGCGGTCGGCTGGTAGTTACCGGCCTTGGCCTGGGTCGAAGACGTACCGATCACCAGGTTGGAGTTGCCGGTACCGGCGCCGATAGCCGAGCGTGCTGCGGCGGCATCGGCGGCAGTCAGCACCGAACGGCCAACTGCCGACGCGTCGCTGATATTGGCAGCAGCTGGCTGGTAATCGCCTGCTTTTGCCGTGGTGGACGTAGTACCGATTGCCAGATTCGATGTACCAGCACCGATAACGGTGCGAGCTCCAGCTGCATCGGCCGCCTTCATAAGCGCCTTGCCGGTGGTAGTTGCGCCGGTGATATCGTCAACGGATACGCTGCCGCCGCCGCTGGATGCGCCAGCGACAAACACGACGCCATATTCATCGCTGCCGATCGGCTCGATGTTACCAAAGGGCACAAGGCCGCCAGCCAGCGCACTGGTGATTTCCTGCCCCAGTCGCTCAACGCCAGAAATGACCTTCACCACGCAGCTGGTTACCGTGACGGCCGGGTCTTTCTTCATGACCATCATGAACCAGCTGCTCTCGCCTGCCATGAGGCCAGGCTGAGGCGTAAACCCGTTGGAAACGGCGGTGGCGATCGCTGCGTTAAGACGCACCACGCCATACTCTTTCAACACGATGCACTCGGTTACGGCCATTGTGCCCCCTATCAGGCTTCGTCGATGATCTGCTGTAGACGCTCAGCACTCAGCTTGTGGTGCGGGGTCTTGCCGAACATCGCTTTGTATTTTTCCACCAGAGCATCGCGGTCGAGCTCGGTCGGCTGCTGCTCAGCTGGTGGCTCGTTGTTCTGCTGCTCGCCAGCGTCCTGCTCACCGTCCTGCTGGCCGTCGTCTTCATCGGCTTCGCTATCCGGCATGGCGTCGCGCTCAGGCGCTTGTTCGTCCTTCACTTCCTTCGGCTCTACCGGCGCTTTTGCAGCGGCGCGGTGCAGGTCTTCCAGCGTGCGGTCGATGATTTCGTAGCGGTCTTCGTCTTCCAGCGCGTTCCACTCATCGATGGACAGGCCGGAATCCTGATGCGCCATAACGATCAGCTCAGGCAGGGTGATATCTTTGCCGCCGATCGGGTAGTTGGCGTTGTGAATCGCCGAGCTCTTAAGCGTCAGAGCGTCGTCAATTTTCTTTTCCAGCTCTTCGTCAATCTCTTCGCCGTCCGGCAGGCGGTAGCCCTCAGGGATGCGCAGAAATGCCGAGATATGAGCCTCGCGCGTCACTTCCGCCAAATGGCGCGGGTCGGCCGCCGATGGCTTGAAATGGTAGTTCTCGCTGTCCATGCGCACTTTCGTGCCGTTCGCACGGCGAATGATGCTTTCGATTTTCATGGTGGATCCTCAGGACGTGGGAGAGAAGAAAGGGGCTTTCGCCCCCCTCTCGATTAAGGCTGAGTGAACCAGAGGATCAGGCCCAGCTTCTTGCCAGCACCAGCAGCGACTGCGGCGCTGAACTTGATGCCGATACTGCGCTCGGCTTCCACTGGGGAGATCAGCAGGCCGGTAACAGCCTGAGGCCCAAGCAGGCCGGTGATAGCGGCGGCGGAAAACAGCTCGGTGCCAACGGTACGGGCGGAGCCGTCATCGTTAGTGAGCTCGCCTGGCTGGCCGGACATAAGCCCAACGTCAACCGTAGCAGCGCCCAGCGAACCGACCGGAACCAGCTGGAAGTCAACCAGCGTGGCATACGGCGGCAGCATTGCCAGCTCCAGAATGTCGTTGGCGGCGAAGCTCTGCGCATCCAGGTCAAAAATGAACTTTTGCGCATGAACTGCACCGGCAGTCTGCGGGCGATAGACAGGAAGCTGGTCTTTCGCCCACGCGGATTGAATCAATGCCATTGTCTGATACCTCCAGTTAGGCGTTAGGATCAGCGGCGGCGGTGTCGATGGAGATCACACCGAAGTCGCGCTTGTTGAATCGGGTTTTGCTGATCCCGATGATGGTGCCCGCTGCTACGGTGTTTTCGTTACCGTAGTCGGCAGTCTCTTCCTTCCAGGAGAAGCGCAGACCGCCAGCGGTGCCGTAAGCCACCACGCCAGCTTGGCGTCCCATGAACAGGGCACGAGCTGCCTGCACGTTCTGACCAGCGCCGTAATCGCTGAAACGAATGGTGGAGCGGTGAGAGTGCAGCACGCAGTCGTTGATCATGCCCAGGCCACCTTTGAAGATTGGGCTGTTCTTGCCCTCGGCGGTGGTCAGAGCCTTCACAACGTCCAGCCAGCCTTCTTTGTCGGCCACGCGCATATCGTGCGACTGGAACGGCGACATGAGCATCACAAAGTGCTTACCGCTCTCGACGGATACCGGCACCATGTTGATGTTGTTCGGGTCGATCTCTTTCAGCATTTCCGCCTTGACCACGGCGCGCTCGACCAGATCTTTGGTCATTTTGTCGTCTGCGGTCAGGGTTGCTTTGCTGGTGGCATCGCCGCCAAACATCATGTGCTGAGCATCAGGGGCGCGCAGCGGGTTGCCAGCGTGACCGGCGTAACCAACTGGCTCCAAGAAGCCCTGGTTCATGCCGCGAGCGCCGGACAGGTAGATGAAATACATTTCATCGATGTACTGCGACCAGTAATCAGACAGGCGGTCTTTTGCAGTCTGACGCAGGTTATGCGAGGTGCGTTTCTGGGTCATCTTGCCACCGGCAGACACAGATTTACGCAGCTGATCGATGATGATTTCGTCGGTGAAGAATTTCAGGTTTTCTTCTTTGCCCATCAGGCGGTTGTCACCGCTGGTCGGCCGCTCGCGCAGCTGTACAGACAGGTCGAAGCTAATGCGATCGCCTGCTGAGCTGTCGAGCTCGGTTTTGCGTTGGATGATGGAGTTTTCCGAAGTGCCGGTGAAGCGCTCGAAATAACTCTTTTTGATGGTGTCAGAAAAAAGCGTTGCCGCCCATTTCTTTTGTGCTTTCGGATCGCCGAAAGGAATTACAGTCTGGCCCATGTGCGCCTGCCCTCAATGCGGGTTTTAGAAAAAACCGCACGTCTTGCGCGGCGCTCGTTGTGATTATCAATGCTTCGTTTCGAAAACGCAAACACCTATGGCGAAGAAATATGCGTTTTTCGTTGATTTGCGGCGTCTTCTGCACTCTGTTTGCGGATAGTTACGCTCTTAGGTGCATCGATCGCTACAGATATCAGCTGCCCTGATTTCTTCACCACACGCAGGGTAGCGTCGCCAATCTTCAATTCGTCGCCGGGGCGTATATCGAGTTTCAGCACGATGTTTGTCCTTAGCCAGCGTATTGGTTGTAAGCGTCGCGTTCAGCCGGGCTCATCCGATCGATTGCCTCCTGATATTTCAGGGGGTCGGAGTCGGCCAGGCGGTCAAGGCTTGCGAACTTGCTGTTCTCCACGTCGGTGGCGTCGGCGGCTGGCACCTTGGCGAGCGTCGGCGGTACGTTGCGTGGCTTGGCCTGCTGTTGCTGCTGCTGGCCTTTGTTTTCTGGCTTGTCTTCCTTGGCTGCTGGCTGAATGCCAAGATCCTCAGCCCACTGCTTATAGGCTTTCGCCAGATCGGCCGCGCCAGGTGCCTTACCGGCGGCCATTGTTTCAGCGGTCACCTTGCGCACGATGCTGTCGAATGCATCAAGGCGCGTCTGGTTTGCCTGAATCTCAGGGTGAGCCTGGAAGAACACATCGACGGCACCGTACCACTGCGCCTCAGCCTGCGCCTGGCTGGTTTCTGCTGCCAGCTCGGCCTTTTGCGATTGCCATTTCAGATCGCCGCGCTCGTCGTTAATCTTGCGGATTTCGGCGTTATATTCGCGAGTGGTGATATCGCCGTCTTCAAACTTCTCTACTAGCGCATCTTCTCGCGCATCGAGCGCCGCCATCTGCTGATCGTAATCAGCTGGCTTCTCGCCACGAATGAGGGGAACGGCCGGGGTTTGCTTAGCCTCAGGCTCATCCACTGGCGCGCCGTCATCACGGCCAGGCTGCTCTTCTTCCTGAACTGCTGGCTTATTGGCGTCGTCGGCGGCCTGCTGTTCTGCCTGCTGTTGTTCTGCTGCGGCGGCGCGCTCTTCTTCGGTGAGCCCGTCCGTCTCTTCGGCAGCGCTGGCGGCTGCACTGGCGGCGTCATCCGGTTCGGCCGGGGCTTTCTCCGGTTCATCCTCAGGCACATCATCGGTTTCGATGGTGTCATCTTCCTGCATGGCCGCCAGCTCTTCCGGGGTAAGGCCTTCGTTTTCAATGCTCATAAGTCAGTCCTCTACTGTTGCGGTGGTTGAGGCATACCCTGTGCCGGGTCGCCAGATTGTTGAGCCTGCTGCTCGGCCTGCGCCTGCTGCTGGGCTTCCTGCTCCATCTGCTGCTGTTGCTGCTGCGCCTCCATGGCTTGCTGTTCCTGCATGGCCTGTTCTTCGGCCATCTGCTCTTGTTCACTGCGAGAGACGAAACCAGCCTCTTTCAGAATGGTGTCGGCTGCCGGTACCGCCTGCGGGATCTGGAGTGCAGTGGTAGCCGTACCCATGGCGGCCTGCTGCGTAGCGACATTGACGTTTGCCGTATCTGCGCCGATTTTCTGGATAGTGGCGGCGTCTTTCTGGGCTGCCACCTGGTCGCGCTGGGCTTTGGCCTCTTTCCCGGCGATGGTAGCCAGTGCATCGCGCTGCTGGAGCTCCTGCGCTGCCTGCTCGGCTTTCGCTTTGGCCTCTGCTGCGGCCTTCTCTTCCGGCGTCAATTCCTCGGCGTCTGGGTCGCGCATGCCGGTAACATCGCGGATACGCTTCACCAGCTCGTCGCGGTTGGTGATATCCATGCCCTCGATAATCAGATCGAGCATGACCATCGCCACCTGAGGGGCAACCGGTGCCAGCTGTGCCAGCAATGCCATAAGCTCTTCGGTCTGCGCCTGCCGAACGCTGGCGCGCCAATCGCTTTCCGAAATGATGAAGTCAGCTTTAGAGCGAACGATATCGTTCTCAGGCAACCCATCGTTGATAGTAATGTATTCCGGCGTACCGCGCATGTTGGTTATGCGGAATTCTTTCTCCTGGTCGAAATACTGCTCAACCAGCGAAAGCTGCTTTTCACCCTGCACCTGCTTGGCAAAGCGCAGGTTATCGAAGATACCGGCGGTCGCCATGCTGCCCTGCTCCTGGCGGGCGGTGATAGCCTTTCCGCTGGTGGCGTTGGTCGCGCGCCCCAGGTTCTCGTCGGTAACGCCAGATTGGCTCTGGATCATCGCGATGGAACGGCTCATCAGATCGAGGTGGGCCGGTGCCAGCTCACGCTCTGCGTTGATGATTATTTCCTTGCCAGTCTTCTTAACGATGATGGCATCCGGGCGGCTCACTTCTTCGCGGAACTCGTCAATGTCCTCTACCGCGCCCTCATCTATGATCGCCTTGTTGGTGCTCAGGATCCACAAGGCCTTAGAAGCTCGCTTGTTGATATCCTGCTGAATATCGCGCATGCCCCTTATCATCCCGTAAGGCATGCCGTCGCGGCCACGGCGGTAACACCAAATCGGGGTGAACGGGTAGCCGTTATGGCGGTAAGGGCTCTCGCCGATGTACATCAAGGCGCATGGGGTGAAGATAGCGACGTGCATACGCATGCGCACCTTCTCAACCACCACGGCACGGCCAGCGTCGATCTGCGCCTGGTGGGCAACTGCCGGTGACTCGCTATCGAAGATCTCGCCAGCGAAATCGCCGCCGCTCATCACTCTGACGTTTGCCGGTTTACGGAACCAGCATTCAATCATACGGACGCGCTCGCGCTTGAATTCCAGCTGATTGCTGCGGGTGGAGCTGTAGGACTCCCGCTCTGCTTCCATCGAGTCCATGGCGTAGTCGCCCTGGTTATCGATACCATAGTGCTGATATTCGACGGCCGACTGTTTCAGGTACTCTTTGCGGTCTGGGAACATCGAGATAGCGATATCGAGATCCACCCACTTCACGCGGAAGATGTAGCGGGCGTCGCTCAGGTCTTTCTCGGTGCAGGCGCTATCCCATAGGATGTTACGCCAGCTCTCATAGCGGCTGTAAATCGGCTCGCCGTCGTCATCGCCCTGCACGCCATCCTCAACCCAGCCGATACCCACTTTCACGCAGTCTTCAAAGGCGCGCGAGAAGTGGAACGGCGTGCGGTTCACGTCGCTCAGGTATTTGAGCAGCTTGGTTTTGCGTTCGGCTGGCTTGCTGCCGTCCTTCCGGCGCGGCAGGATGCGAAAATCAGTGCGCCCTCGCTTCTCGGTACCGATAACCCAGTTAACCGAAGAGCTGATGACGTTATAAACCAGCGGCATCTGCCCGCGCTCTTTAAGCGCAGCGGCGTCCTCTTCCGTCCACTGGATGTTGTCATAGAAATCTTCATCGATCGCCATGTCATCGCGGTTCTCACCCTGGCGGTCGAGCTCGTTCTCGTAGCGTCCCAGCAGCTGCCGGTGCATTTCCTGCATTTCGTCGGTGTCGAGCTCGTGGCCTTCTGGCTCTTCCAGCTCTTCATCGTCTTCCGGCATGCGGTCATATGGCGAGGCGCTAATGAGCTTCCCGTCGCCGAAGTTCATGCCGGTAGAGATCACTTCATCGTCTTTATCAAACACGGTCGATTATCTCCCGGTGATAGACCTTCCCTGTCTCGTGGTCGGTATGAATGGCGTCGGCGGCCACAAATTCGGTAACCGGCTTCATCGGCATGCCCAGCACGTCGATCAGCTCGTCCTGAATGATGCTGATGATGCGGTAAACCTGTTGCTTGCTGAGGGGGTCGAGCCCCAGGAACGCGGCAAAGGTGCCAGCCATTTGCAGGCGGTGCGCCTCGTCGCCGTGAGCCTTCGACCACATCCACGCCGTTTGCAGTGTCACCACGCAGGGATATGGCCGGGAAACGGAACGCGTCGGCATCAATACCAGAACCGGCTCAAGCTCTTTCCCGTACCAGGTGCCGAACACCGTGATATCGCCACGATCGCGCTTGAAGTGGTACTGGGTTAGATCCAGCGCTATACCAGTGATTATTTTTGACATTATGCAGCCATCCCGCCCTTGTTCTTCCGCTTCGGCCGTTTGCCAGCGGTTACTGTTGGTGTGTTTGAGCCGACCTGCGCGAACTGCCTGAATGCGTCGGCACCTTCGGAGTGAATGTCGTGCATCGGGGTATCGGTGAAGCAGGCGCGTTGTGCGCTCCACGTCTTGCGATACAGATCGAGGTGAGCGATCCCCTCTTTGCACTCGGTTTCGTCAAACCAGCAGCTGCCCAGCTCATCGCGCACCGCCTGGATGCCGTGCTGTATCTCTGCGACCACCGGAACGATCTCGACGTGGCGCAATCCCAGCTTTTCGAGCATTTCGCGCGGGGTGAGGTTCGCATCCTGCCCTTGGCGCGCATGGTTGCCGTCGTGCGGCAGGTAGTGACGCCCCCAGACGTAGCCGGTCTTTTGCAGCTCTTTGACGTAATAGCTGTACGGCTCGCCCCAACCCTCAATGAACTTGATGAAGTTGTTGCGCTGCCCAATGCGCTGGTGCAGCCAGATCGCGGTGCCGTCGCTGTTGCCGATATCCCAGTACGTGTTAACCGGGTAACCAGGCTGATAGGGCACCGTAGTGATGCGCCCCTCTTTCCTGGCTTTCGTCATCTGTACAGAATAATAGCAGCCTTCTGTCGAACGTTGGAAGGCTTCGGCGCTGGTAGAGGGGTATTCCTGCCACATCTTCTCTTCGGCACCGGAGAAATCGTTATCGCGTGTGCTTACCCACCATGCCCGCTGCTCGATATCGATTACACAGCCCTCGGACGCTTCGATCTTGTCGAAATACTCGTCGTCCTTGGCCGTAATGATCACGTCGTCCGGGTTCATCCGGTATTCCATCTGCCCCCACCATGGGAAGAAGTGGAACCGGTATTCTTTCGGCGTTAGGCGCTTGCCGGATTGCAGATTCTTCTCTGCCTTCTGGCACATGTTGTAGAAGTCGCCTTCTTGGCCTTCTGCCGTGCTCTCGATGAACAGCTGACCGGATAGCGGCACCGTCGGGATAGAGCCCGTCACAACCTCGCGGGCGCGGTCTGGGAACTTGGCGCAGATTTTACCGAACTCGGAGACGTGCAGGTAATGCATCGTGCCGGAACGCATCGACGTTGATACGCGGATAGAGCTGTTATTGTGGACGAATAGCAGCTCTTCGGCGCTGTCGCGCTTCAACGGCATGGCCGCCAGCAGCTCCGGCGGCAGCTGCTCATAGGCAAACTTCACCTTGTCGCGGAAGATGGCTTTAGCCGCTGCCTCTTCATGCGCGATGATACCGGCACGGATATTGGCCCTGAACAGCGCGCAGTCGAGGAAATAGATTGCAATCAGCGTGGTGAAGCCCAGCTGGCGCGCTTTCAGGATAATGTTGCGGTAATGCAGCTTGGACAGCAGGCGGCGCTGCGCGCGGTTCGGCTTGAACGGGACAACCAGCGCATCGTCGTCGTCATCGTCGTCGCCCTTGATCATGATTTTGTACAGGTAGCCGGAGCCCAGCCGCCACATAGGATCTGACAGGCAGGTTCTCAGCTCGGCCTCATTCGTCGGTACGAAATCGAGAGGAACGGCGCTCAACCGGCACCCCCTGACGCAATAATTGCATGTGCGTCGCCGGTAAATCGCCTATAATCATGCAACACCTGCATAATCTGCGATGAAAAACCGGGGGATTTATGGATGCATTCGAGTTGAAGCTGTGGCGAGTGGATATGGACTGGACGCAAGAACGGGCGGCCGAAGAGCTTGGCTGCTCGCTGCGCACCTATCTGAACTGGGAAACAAAGGGCGCGACGAAAACCGTCGAGCTGGCTACCCGCTACCTGACGATGAAACGCGAATGGGCCAGTACACTGCCAGCCCTTAAGCGCATATCGAAGATGGCCGGTCATTGACCGCCCTCGTCATCACTGACCGGCTTAAGCGTGGCGCTCGGCCCTGATATGGACTGTATGAGCGTCAGCAGCGGGTTTTCAGCGTCACCTTTCAGCGTCAGCTTGTCGTTGAACATGCCCAGGTGGCGCGCAACACTGTTCAGCGCCGCGTCCTGGTCACGCGTCTTAATCTCGATACCGTGCTGAGTGGTCTTAACTCCGGCGTAGAGTTTGCGAGCCGCCCCTTTCAGATGCCGGGTATCGTGGAAATGCGGTTCCATCTTCCCCTCGCCGAAGCATTCAGGGCAATGTGGATGCGGGTGGAGAGTAGGATTGAAACCATATCCGCCGTCGTCGTTCGGCAAACGCGGCTCTGATTCGCTCTCTTTTGCTTCTGCGATGGCGTTCGCCGTCGCTCTCTTAAATTCGTCGGCGTTCTTCCACTGGAAATTGAAGTTTTTGCCGTAGCAGTGACGGCAGCACACGCGGCGCACTTCGCTGAGAGAATTGGCGTCAGCTGTGGCGATCTCCCAAAGGTACGTTAACACCTTGTCGGCAGTGACTTTTGTACGCTCTGCGCGCTCGTCCTGCGCGATTTTCAGCGCCGCCTGAACCTTAGCCTGGCTTAGCAGTCGAGACGCGCCGGACTCGGCCGCTTTTAACGAACATTTGAACACGCGCTGATAAGCCGCTGTCGCATTCATGTCCTCATCGGCCAGAAGCTCGGCTATAAAAGCGTCCTGTTTGAGCGTCGTGCGCTCTTTTTTCGGGGGTGGGGTCGCTTTTCCCTTTCTGTTGTTAGCCATGGTGGATATTCGATTCCCGCTATTGACTCCGATGATCGGCTTGTTGAATCACTGTCCGATCGTAATGTTGCGATTGTAGAAACAGGAGTAATAAATTGCAAACACTCGCTGCGAAAGCAAGCAGGCTACTCGCATGGGAACAGATCGACCTGCCGAATGGCGTCTACCGCGTGTTGAATGCCCGGTGGCTTAACAATCCTCCCGACTTCACCGGCTGGATCGATTGCAGCGGAACCCAACAGCTACGCGAAGAGGTTTCCGTCGCGCTGGGCATGCTGGGTGAGGAAATGACCGGCGTATGGATTGGCATGGGCAACACAGTAAACGGTGTGTGCCATGGGGTGGCCTGGGCAATATGAGATCGCGCTTTCAGCCATGGATCGGCGACACCGGATAGAACACCGAAGCATCGCCGACCAAACCAATTCAACAAACGCAAATATATTTGAGCATTTATTTATCTTTTTCTTGCGTTAGCGCTAACGCTTACCTATACTAATTCCATAAGCAAGAAGTAGGTGGCGCTGAGCCATCCCGGCCCCGACAAGGGATCGACCGGAGCCAAGTTCTTTACTGACAAAAGGAGCGAATTTTCACCATGCTGCCGACCGGCGGCATGAGCAAATTCACTTATCTAACGAGGGTTCCAAGATGCCAAAGAAAACAAAATACTTCGCAATCGACGCCAACGGCGCACGCCACACTCGCACCACCGCACGCACATATAGCCATATGGTTGTAGTGCTGCACAATCTTGAGAAAAACAGAAAGAGCGCGGCCTCAGAAGAAGCCAAGGCAAGCCATGGACGCAATTATGATTACCACGCTCGCGAGGCTGGCCCAAACCCTCAGTTCCGCAACACCCCAGCTCAGCTGGAGGAACACCGCAGAATCGCTGATATGGGGCGCGATCACTACATCGAGATCTGCGTTCTTGCGGAAATAGAGAGAATCAACAAGTCCGGCGAGGGCGAGTACGCTGACCAGTGGCGCGACTTCGGTTGGTGTGGGCGCCTGGACCTGGCGCAGAAGCTGGCGGCAAAGTGGGCGCACTACGGCAAGGTTGATATTCTGGAAGCCCAGGCCGAATAATCGCACTGCGCCTTACGGGGCGCACCACTACAGCAGAGGGTTACACGATGCAATTTTCAAAGTTCAAATGGGCAATCTGCGGCTGCTGTGAAGGTCACGGCAAAGTCGAAAACCCAGCGTTTTATAACGGTATCACAGATTGGGCAGAATGGAGTGATGAAGAGCGTGAGTCCTACATGAGCGGGCTCTACGATGTACCGTGCCCTGATTGCCGTGGCAGCGGCAAGGTCAAGGTGCCAGACGTGGCAGCCATGACATTCGCGGAAAAACGCGAACTGGTATTGCAGCGCATCGAAGCCCGCGAAGATGCGGAATACCGCCGCCAATGCGCCCATGAGCGGGCAATGGGCTACTGAGTGTTCTTACCCTGCGCCCACTGGCACCAAGGGCGCATGAATAAGACCACCCGCCCTACCGGGCCAACAATAAGGGGTAAACCCATGCAGAAATCACCATTCCCGATTACCCACGATCACAAACTCGACGCCAGGCGAGCTGAGGCTCATTGCTGGGCCATGGTTCGCGGCGGCTGGAAGGCCAAAGTAGTGCACCCAGCAGGGCAAGGCTGGCAGGTAGTAATTACTGGCTTCCGGGGGTTCTGATGAAAATGGTGTATGACGATGAAGCCGCGAAAGCTGGCAACCACGTGCGCATCGAGTTCAACGATAAGCGCACCGAAATCCAGATAGGCACCACCGGCGGCAGCAAGCTGGGTTTTCTCAACAGCTTCCCGCTCTTCATCATCGACCGCGAACGCGTCAAGAGCCAGCGCGATCTGGCGACGGCGGTTGACTACTACGCGAAGATCCACCGCGTCAGCAGCAACACAACGGCCAGCCACGCAGTCATGCGCGTGTTCCGGCTTAACTTCGGCAATACCATCAAGGGCGAGATATAGCCCCGCACTGAGGAAAGGAACGTGAAAAAACAGCCAATCACCACCAGTGAGGCGGCCACCCGGCTGCTGAATTTCGCAGAACACGACAACCGCGAGCGTCGCCTGACCGTTCGCATTTACTCGCCGGGCGGCATCGGCGGCACCCCTACCGTTGACGTTATCGGCATTCATAACGGCATCGATATGGATATGAACAAAATCATTCTCCATACCGACCATTTCCTGACAAAGCTGACGCCTGAACAGCTGGATGAGATCACCGAATCAGTGCGACTGGGGCAAAGCTGGCACGCGCTGGAGCAGTACCGCGAACTGCGCGGCAGAATGGAAGGCGTTGAGCGTGAACGCGACGCCATGGCGAGCACCTTGCGCACGATCGCTGAGCGCCTGGGGCTGGAATTCCCCACCGACCACACCAGCGGCACCTTCGCAACGCTGGTTATTAACGCGCTGGATGCGCAAGAAATGCGATATCGCCTCGCTGAAACACCAGAAAATCACGCAGAAATTGCACCTGCACAAGTTGAGCGCAACGAGCGAGGCTTGTGGCGTCACCCGGAATTCCCGGCGTTTCTGTCAGCAGCAGAGCGCAGCCAGTGGCTTAAGCAGCACAATATCGATGCCGTCGGCACCTACCTTGTCGCGCCGGACAGCGAGGCGCAACCAGGCGACTACAGCGGTTACGAGCTGGCGCAGCCTGACGGGTATTTCCTGCTGGCGATCGAAGTTAACGACAACGGCCCGGTAGCGATCTGGGGCCGCAAACTCTCATAACCACCAGCCAGACCGCTGGCTAAGGAATCCGAATGCTTGAGCGTATCCAGCGCCGCACTGCGTGGCGCGCCCTCGTTCTGTTTGTTCTGGCCGAGATAGCGGCGGTTGTGGCTGCCGTTGTCCACTACATCAACTAAGCGAGGGGTTATGAGCAACAAACCATGGTGCGAAGCCGAACTGATGATGCTGAAAATTCACGGCCCGCACCTCAACGCGGCTGTGATTGGCAAGCTGATTGGCAGGACGCGGCACTCGGTTATGTGGCACGCCAAAAAGCTGAACGTCAAAGTCGGCCCACGGCGCGGCGATAAGCACCACAGCCGCAAATACTCGGAAGAAGATGCCTGGCTGGCGAAGCAGCTGCACGTGGCAGGGATGAAGCCCCGCCACATCGCCGAAAAGCTCGAAATCCATCCGGGCTCACTGAAAAACTTTCTCTACTGATACCCCGCCACCAGCGGGCTAAGGACACTATGTGAAGACTGATAACTTACCCGGCGAGCTGCGCGGTTTGGCAGGCTGGCCGAATATGGGCTACCGCCAGCGCGAAATGCTGAATGATGCAGCCAGCCACATCGAAGCGAGGGTGGATCACTCCTGCATCCTGCAAGAGATCGGCGAAATCCTGAAAGCTCCAGGCGGCTGCTTGCATAGCGAACTGCCGGAGCTGCTGCGCCAGCGTCTTGGCGAACACCGCCGCCAGTATGACGACTGATCTCGGCGCTGCGGAACACGCTCGAATCCATCATGCTGGCGCTTGGCGATCCTGAACCGCATGACGATCGGCAGGTGCTGGTGCAGGTGCCGGAAACCGTGGCGGCGCTGGTGAAAAGCCTCGAAAACCTGCGCCAGACCGGCAACGATGACGGGGTGCAGCTCACCCGCCAGGCGGAGTGGATTGCCGACGCGCTGGAGTACCTGCACAAGATGCAGAAAGAGCAGCCGCGCAACATCATGCTGGCCGGACTGATCGCTATCGCGCCGAAGGTGGCGGCCAGCGCCCCACCGGCCGGTAAATGGGCGTTCAAGCCGAAAGATAACGATCCGGCTACGCTGCGCTACTGCATCGAACAGGCGCTGGAGTATGTCAGCCAGTGCGCGCTGGGCCACGATCTGCCGCACTGCGTTCACCACGCCAACCAGGCGGAAGCGTTGATGCGGGAGGCGCTGGATCTCCTTGATGAGGTGGCCGATGCTTAAACCGCGCTTAGAAGCCCTGAAATGTGGCGATCGAAAGTATCAGGGGCAGCCATGCGGGCGCGGCCATAGCGGTGAGCGGTACGTCACCAGCCGGGCCTGCGTCCAGTGCGAGATAGATCGCACGCAGAAAGGTATCGAAATGCGCCGGGTGGAACGGGAGACAAAAACCAGCTCCACCGACTTCCGGCACCGCATCCTGATGCTGGGAACCTATCAAGGATAACTTATGAGCAAATTGATTTTGGTTGTGGGCGTCAGTCTTATCCTGGCTGGCTGCGGGCCGACGTGCGACTCCAGCAATCCCCAGTGCATGCTGTATACCCCACCAGCAAGCGTGCAGCACCGCTATTTTGTGGAGTGCATGCGCCTGTCATGGCGTGCGAGCAACGAAACATCGGTTGAGGCCTGCGAAAGTTACGCCTTCCGCATGGCCGATAAAGAAGTTCGCGACTCGATCCCGGTCACGGTGAAGAGTTACCAATAAACAACGCGGCGCGTCACGTGATGCGCCTAAGGATATCTATGTTTGGCCTGTTCTTCCTGCTGTGCCTCAGCGGTGAGCCAGAGTGCTATCGCTTTGAAGGCTACGTTTACCCGGACGAAATCAACTGCAATCTCGATATCGAAGATCGCCACCTCGTCCGTTCTGACCACGCATGTTTGCCGGTGGATGCCGTGGCGAGGTTCCCACAATGAGCGAGGGAAAAACTTTCACCGTAAAAATCTGCCGCCCGGATGCCGATGCAGTGGATTCGTTCTACAGCCTGATGCACTGCGCCGACGAGGCAGAGGATCGCTGGAGTCGCGAGAGCGGCGAGGATGTGGTGGAGCGCCTGCGCAACGGCGACGCCACCGAACAGGAACAGGCGTTCTTCGCCAAGGCCTGGGATGTGATCGCCAGCTCCGGCGACTTCTCGCGGCTGCTGGTCGCGTTCACGACGCTGGAAGCCACCTTTCAGGATCCAGCCGTCGATTACGTCAAGGCCAAGCCGAGCATTGACCAGATGGCCGGTGATGCCTGGATTTTGCCGGTAGTGATGGAGGCCTACGAAGAGGCGCGGCGCGAGATCGCCTACCTACAAGCCGCCTGTGATTTTGCAGGCGAAATACTCAAAAACAAACGTGCGCCTGGAGGTGAAGCGTGAACGATGAAGTAATCGGGATTGGCAGCCTGAACGGCTGGACGCGCAGCCAGGCAACGCAGGAATACTCGGAAATCGTGAAAGCTGCCGAGCAAGGCGGCAAATCGCTGGATGAGTGGGATGCGATGCGTGATGTGCTTTGCAAGCTCTACGTCGGCACCAGCTGCGAGCGATTCTCAACGCTGGTACGCCTTTTCCTTTTCGGCCGTTTCCAACGGCTGATGTTCAAAGATATGGGAGGTGCCGATGACCAATAAAATCACCACCACCGGCACCGTCCGGTTTATGCGCAGTGAAGAGCCAGGGCGCTGCATATGCTGCAAGGGCGACCACCATATCTATTGTCGGCCTGTCGATTGGGATGACGGGAAGAGCGCCAGCCGGATGATCGAAAATCTGGTGGCGTCCAGCGAGGAAATGGAAGGGCGCAGATTGCGGGTGACCGTGGAAGTTGTTGAGGAACATGCGCCAGCTCCTGAGGCGCTGGCCTCCATTACCCAACGGGCGCATGAGCAGGAAGGTCGCGCCGACGTTGCTGAGGATAATCTGGAGCTGGCCCGCCAGCGCATCGCCGAGCTGGAAGGTAGCGCTACGTTGCTAACAAATCAGAGGGATCTTTGGTACGGGAAAGTTCAGGATTTGGAAGCCAAGCTGGCGACGCCGGTGCGGTTGAAAAAGGTCGATTCCAGCAATGTTCCCTATGCCGGTGACGGCTTTAATGCTGCCGTTGATTATTGCGCCGACCGCGTTCGCGCCGCTGGCTTCACCGTAGAGGGGGATGAGTAGGATGGCGATTCCAGAATCAACCGGGCTTGTTAAATGCCCTAAGTGCGGCGGTGAAAACGGATTTCACACGAAAGAAGTGGTCGATTTTAAGCAATTCTACGACTGGTCTGGGCGCGCAGAAGAAGGCGAGCACTGTCGGCGTATTCGGGGTGGTGGGGCTTTTTACTGCTGTGATTGCGGGAAAAATATAACAGCCCACGTTAAGGGGGATGCATGACACTAACGACTGAGACGATAACCCTGTGGCGCAATAATGCCGAAATCACCGCCGGAGAAACCGCAGAGGACGACCCGGAGCATATCGCAGCAAAAGCGATTTTGGCGCTTACTGCCGAACTCCTGGCTAACCGGGAGGCACAGCCGGTGTATCAATGCCGCTTCTTCACAACAGATGTTGATGGCAAGCAAATCGGTGAGTGGCAGGATATGGATAAAGGGTTTTATGACCAATATGACCCATACTGTCGCCGCATTCTTTACACCGCCCCGCCAGCGCCAGCAGTGCCGGATGAGGTTATGCCTGGAGGTCTAGTCTACTCATCGGCGCTACCCAAGTTCGAAAGCAACGACAGCGACAAGATTGTTGGATATTGCTGCTTTATCAGCGGGGAGACTCGAAGCGTGGAGAGCCAAGAGCAGGCGTATGCCGACGCTAAGGCTGTAATTAACGCCTGCCGCGCCGCAATGCTGGCTCAACCTGTAAGTGGCGGTTACAAGTTGCCGGATGGCTGGAAGCTGGTTCCGGTTGAACCGACAGAAGACATGATCGCCGCTGCTATGAACTGCGACGATGTGGAATTCAACTCAGATGAAACCTTCTGCGTTAACTTCGACAACATCTACGCCGCAATGCTGGCAGCAGCGCCAGGCGATAAGGTGGCACTTGTCGGCGGGCGCAGACCTGGTAAAGCAACTATGCATCGCATGCTGGAAGAAGGTAAATCATGACCGTTATTTTCTGGATACTCTACGGGCTGGCGATCGCCGCCTATGTGGTTACCGGCTCAGCTGGCGCTGGCGTGTTCGCGCTGATGCTGATGGCCTGCTATTTCATCGTGACCTATATGGCCGACAGCCGCCGCCACGCGATGCGCTGTAAGGGGGAACATTGACCACTCAACAAATCAAAGCCGCCCAGGGACGGGCGCGCCAGCGTGCGCTGGCTGATCGCCGGGCTGCCGCCGGGCAGCGGAAGGTCACTTCGTGGCTGGGTGAAGAAGCGCGGAACAAGCTCGATCTGCTGGTGGCGAAAACCGGCAAAACCCGCGATCAAGTGATTGAAGATCTGATTTTGGGCGCGTAGCCCGTTTTGAATGCCGCCGTTTCCTTCCGCTTTTGGGGGTAGGCGGCGTTATTGTTATTGCGTCCATGCCTACGCACCGGTTTCAGCGGTGCGCCTCCCTACGTCCTTCCTGTTGCGTTTTACATGACGCGCTTCGAAATAACCTCATAGCGGTAAAACCGCGTATCCTTCCCCGCCGCCCGCTTCTCTGCTTCCAGCTTCGACGCGTGGGCACTCACCACAACATAATCCTGCAACCACTTCCCTTCGGCATATGGCGACCGTGCGCGCTTGATGACCAGATGGATCATGCCTTGCCCCCTTTCACTTCCACCAGCTTATCGCCAGCCTCCACCAGCGCCCGGTTCACGTCAGCAAGCCTGAATTGCGCCGTCTTGATGCGGCCCTTGCAGTTCACCTCTTCCCGTTTCAGCTTCTCCAGTCCTTCCCGGTGCTGCTTGATCTCGCCGCGCAGCACACGCAGCTCCCAATCCAGCTTCGTTTCGCCCTTTGCCAGCGACAGCAGGTAGTCGAAGGCATCGAGCACGGCACTGCACTGGCGGCATGTCACTTTGCGCTCGTGCTCCGAAACGGACACGGCACCATGGAGGCAGCGCCGGGACAGCCGCTCATCTTCCTCGACAAAATTCCGCATTTCCTTGATATCGGAGTTCTCATCGAAGCGCTTGGTGAACGCCAGCACCTTGGCGCTGTTGTCCGGGTGTTCGGTTTCGTCATTCATACGCACCCCGGCGCTTCTCCCGTTCCACGAGATCGACCACGCAGAGCATGGCGGCCACCAGCGGCTTATCGCTTTCCTGCCGCCAGATGCGGCTGGTGATCCCCTGCTGGTTCCCGCACGCCAGCCACTTCCCGTTTTTCAGCTTAGCGAGGCAAATGCCGTACTTCTCGATCAGCGGCCCGCCGTCGGCCCAGCTGTTGCAGTAGTCCACGCAGGCGTGGCCCGGCAGGCTTTCATCGGTATTCCCCTCGATCGATGCGAAAACCGCCACGGCTTCCCGGCTGGGAATATCGCGGGTTAGCGTCAGGTCAGGCAGGTGACCGAATTCAATCGCGGCAACGGCCTTATTCAGTTCGAACTCATCGACATATTTCATGGTTTTTCCTCGGCTTTGTGTTGTGCATCGAGCTCCAGCGCCTGGGCGACAACCTTCGCCTTGCGGGCTTCGAACCGCTGGCGTTCGGCTTCACGTTGCTGGGCTCGCTCGGTTTCACTTCTCTGCTTGTCGGCGCGCAGGCTCTCCGCCAGGCGGCGCAGGTTATCGGCCATTTTCTCGCGCCGATCCTTAGCCTTTTTCCCTTTCGGGGCTGGCAGTGCGGCAACGGGTGCCGGTGGCGGCAGCAGGCCAGCGGTAACAGCTTTCGTCACCGCCTGTTCGCGCAGCGCAGGATCCCAGCCATCGGAAACCAGCCACTGCACCGGCTTCCCGGTTTCCCGCGCCGCCTGCACCAGACGCTCGTATGCCGGGATGAAGGCCATGCGCGCGCCGATCTTGTCGCCAGCCTCCATAATCGGCAGCGCCACTGCCCACGCCTTCGCGATCTCGTCCGTCCAAACTACTGTCTTGGCTTCGTCGGTAGCGGGCAGCGCCAGCGCCCACGCCTCGTTAGCCGACAGCCACACCCCTCCATCCTGTAGCCGGTCGATGATCGCCTTTGGCGTGAGCCTGCCGGTCAGCTCCATCCGGCATTTCGCCAGCGCGCGGTTCAGCGCATCCAGCGGGTACCTCGATAGGTCGTTTGCCATTAGCGCAGCGGCACCGGGCCGGATTTCGTGGCCCAGCACCTCAGCCGTCGCCACCAGCAGATCAACCAGGTGTTCTATCTCGTGGTCATCCAGCATTACGGCCTCCGCTTGCGCGCTGAGCCCTCAGGATTGCTTTCGCTTCGTCGGCGGCGTTGTAGTTTGCCTGTGATTGATCCACCTGGCGGGCGCGGGTGTTGGTCATGCTGCTGCCGGTGGCCCACTGGGTGCGGTATGCTTCGGCACCGGATACCAGCGCGCCAAGGTCATGCATCTTGCGCACGACAAAGGCCTCGCTGACGTTCAGCACGAAGAATGCAGCCACCGGCGCGGCCTCTTCACCCAGGCGCTTAACCAGCGTCTTCACCTGCCCGTTGATGCGGGCATTCCTGACCGGCTTCACGCCGTAGCGCTGCTGGTAGGCGTCGCTGTAGGAGTGCCAGGCGAGACGACACTTTTCCTGAAAGGCCGTGTTTTGGTCTTCGCCCTTCTGTTGCGATTTCGCAAACGCTCCAGACACAGAAACACCACCGGCGACCGATGCGGATTTATCCGCGTCGGGAACGGTTTTAATTACTGGTTTAACTTCCTGGTTATAATTACTGTTTTGTAGCTCACTGTGACCCGACCCTGCGGCCGTCTGTGAACCGACCCCTCCCCCTAAATCTGAACCGACCCCCATTGTGTTTTGAGCTGAGTAGGTTCCCTGTGAACTCACCCCAAGGTGCAAATGGTATTGGTTCGGGATAGATACGCCGTTGACTTCCCGGCGCTCGACAGTGAGCAAGCCAAGGCCTTCCAGCTTGTCGATGCAGCGCTTGAGCGTTGACAGGCTCATTCCGCACTCTCTCGCCAGCCGTTTGTGTGCTGGATCGCAGCGCCCTGTGTCGTGGTTGCAGCGGTTCGCCAGCATCACCAGAACGATCTTCTCGTTGGCCTTCAAATCCTGCTCTGTTGCCCACGTCATTGCCTGAAAGCTCATGCGGCACCGCCCTTAGCCATGTCACGAAGGCGAACTGTTTCGGCGTTGTAGGCTTCGCGGTAGGCGGCGCGGCGGCGATTCATGCCCACCAGGTGGCGATAAGCACGTAAAGCAAACCGCCTATCACCATGGCGAGCCTGTTCTATCAGATGCTCGCGCAGCTGGCCGAAGAACCATTGGTGCCCGTCGCCGTCGATATCATCGGGCCAATCGGTTTCTTCGATCAGCCAGTCTCTTGCCTGCTCGCAGGCGTTGCACACCTTGAACGTGCTGAAATTGCCGTCCCACGTGCCAACGGTCTTCTCGTAAACCTCTGTGGGTGCAATGCCTCCGCCGCATTCATAGCAGCGGTGATGTTTCTGCGCGACGCAGTGCGTCACTGTCTGGAAGTCGCTCATGATTTCGCACCCCTCAGCTCTTCCGGCGTCGGCGGGATGGAAACCAGACGATCGCCCAGCGGCGCGAGGCCGGTTTCGAAGAAGGAAAGCTGGCCCTTGTACGGCCGGAACGCCAGCGGCCGGGCACCGGCCAGGGTGAAACCGTGCTTGCCGAAGAACCACGGCGAGTCACTTTCCCGCACGCAGCCGTTGATCACCGCCATGCCGACGATGCCGCCCAGCTGGTGGCAAATCTCCGGCAGCTCTTTGATGCCAAGGCTGCGCAGGATCTGCTCGGCAATGACTGAGCCCTGTTTGTCGTACTTCTGCGCGGCGTGGATCAGCACCGTGCCACGGTAATTCGTGTACCAGTCGCGGTTTTCGATATCCTTGTGGCCCGCAACGATCAGGCCAGCCCACGGCTGGCGGATTGAAAGTGCTTTCATTGGTTGCTCGCTTGCCGGATGCACCGGTCAAAAATGCTGAGGCGTGGCGACTCGCCGAACGCCGGAGGCAGCTTGAACAGGATGGAATTGCCATCGATGCGCGATACCGCGAAGTCATCAACAGCGCGGCGCAGCACCGTGTTAAGCGTCTTACGCTTCACCACTTCCGTTTTTGATAGCTCATCGATGATCTGATCCGAAGTCATGGGAACCTCGGCGGCAGCCAGAACGTCGATAATCCGCTGGCGCAAAGTCTTCATTTCGCACCCCGGCTATTCGTTGATGGGTATACGTGGCCGTTGGCACACGTGTCATTGCCGTGCGGGCGGCGTTCGCGCACCAGCGAGGCAGCGCCACAATGTGGGCAATAGCCATACGGCGAGTTGATCACCGGCCTGCCCGTTCCCCTTTTCCCGTTGAACTCCACTACCCAGCGCTCGAATGATGCCAGGCGGAAATAGTTGTTTGGGCCGACCTTCCCGTCGTAGAGGTGCATCGACTGGATCAGGATGCTCTCGGCGCGCCGGTTGATATCGCTGCCGGTGGTTGGCTCTACACACACGTCCAAATCCTTGCCGCCGCGCGCTATTTCCTGCGCCAGATGCACCGCGCAATGGCCGTTGCGAATAGAAACGCGCTCGCAGTGCGCCATGAAGTCAGCTTTTTTCATTGGTCACCGTCCCTATGCCGCGCGCGAACCGGATGCGCGGCGATTCCGCCACGTGGAAGGTCGGGAACACCACCAGCGCCGAACCGAAGTTGACGCCCTGCTTTTTGGTCACGCCGTCGCGCTCAACGAACTGATAGCGGCCATCCGGCTCGTAGATGATGCAGCCGAACGCCAGGCGCTTGATCCACCAGCCGGTCAGCGGCTCATACGGCAGCAGCATCATGCCCGGCCGCCCGGCAGCCTGTTGGCGGCGAGCGTGGCCGATGAAATCCCGCTTCTGGTCAAACGGCGGATTGCACCACCAGTGTTCAGGCCAATCGAGCGCCAGCGCGTCCAGACCGGCGCAGGTGCGGCCGGATTGCTTCATGACGGCCAGAGCATTGGCTGAGGTGCGATAATCCAGCACGGCGTCGTACAGCTCGTGGCTGGCATAGTAGCGTTCGCATTTCGCGGTCAACGGCTCGGCGCACACGTCAATTGCGAACGGGCGGCCGTACAGCGCGGTGGCGTCGGCGAAGCAGTCTGGAGCAGTGCCCCAGCGGTTTTTATCATCTTCGCGGGTGCCGCTATTGAGCAGTATCGACATTATGCGCCCTCCGCGATGTAGGCCAGAGAGGCGTCCACCAGCGCGGCCAGCTCATCGCGCGGCGGGATGCGTTTTTTCAGCACCTTGTGGTAAGGGCCGAAGCGGTGAGCCAGATCCTGCACCTCGATCGGCGTGCCAGATTCAGCGTGCCATTCCAGCAGGAACGCGTGGAGCTCCTGCGCCTTCTTGCTCAGGCCTTCGGTGGAACCGGCAACGGGAACAATTTTGTCCCAGTATTCGATGGTGATCATGCTTCACCCCCGGCGACTGGGTTGGAAGTCGTCTTTTTTTCGTTCATACTTAAATTCCTTGGGAGAGCCCGCCGGACACAGCTGCACGCTACCGGCGGGCTTTTTTTATTGATTCGGTTGCGATCATATCCCGGCTGTTTGCGAAATCGAAACACTGAGCTCAAATTGATTGCTTGAAAATTACCTCACCATTGTCGCGCACTGGCGTGTCACACAGGCCGTATGAACTTGAGCAGCCAGATGGAACCGGCAGCAACTTCATCATATCGAAGTGTCTGCCGCCCCTGGTGGTTTTCGACCACTTCACCACTTCATGCACGTTCAGCTTGCTCATTGCCTCCTGGTTGGTCATGCCCTTGATATCCACCGGCATAACGGTGGGGCCAAAAAAGGATGCGCCTTGGTGTTTGCTCGCAAGGCTCACCAGCCGTTCCCACTCAGCAATACGGTCTATTTGCTCTGGGAACCTGCGCGCGAGCTCGTGAAGTTCATTTTTGCTTACATTGATGCAGGGTGCGCAACCGACGCGATCCATGCCCATTTCGTACAGCGGATTCCACTTCACGCCGTGTTTTCGGTGAAAGTCGAAAACATCCTGAGCTGTCCATGTGAGAATTGGTCGGTAGTTAAACAGGCCTGCGCCAACCTCTTCGATTTTTGCATACCCGGCACGCTTCTTCGATTCGTCGGCCCGGATTCCCTGCCAGCTCCAAACATCCCCAGTATCGGGATCATCGAGTAGCGGCATGAATACCTGCTCAATGACAGGATTGCGCTTGAGCTCATCCGTACAAAATTGAGCCATTCGGCTGGGAAAGCGGCCTTTCCATAAGCACAAGTCCAGATAAGGATTTCCAGACGGCACCAGAACGGCCAGAGCTTGCTCGATAATCGCCTCGCTCACTCCTTCCTTTCGCCACTTGGTTTGCACCACATTTTTCTTGTTTTCGATACGGTGGGAAAAGTCTGCCCGGATGCGCTGGATCCTGATCCCCACCTTGCTCTCCAGGTAATCGAGATAGTCATATACCTGAGGTAGCTCGTTCCCGGTGTCGGCGAACACAGACTTGATGTTTTCAGCCTGTTCTTCGACTGCCAGGAGCAGCGTCGCGGTACTGTCTTTCCCGCTGCTGTTGCTCACCACGTTGTAATTCTTTTGCATTTGATTTCCTATGTTTGCAAAATCGCAACACTCAGGGTGCGCTTAAACTTCTTCGATGATCCACCCCTCGCCTTTCGGCTTGGGGAAAACGTACCGGAACACGAACGGGAACGTCTCGGCGGCCACCTTCATCTTGACTTTCGCATCTTCCTCGATGATCGCCTTTGCGCCCTTAACGTCATGCAGCTCAAGCGTGCCGTCGGCGAGCATTACAGCGAAATCCACGGTCAGAAACGTGTTGTCGGCCAGGCGCAGCTTGATGCACTCGAAACGGTACCAGAGGATTTCCCCGGCGTTCTTCCGCCACGTCAGGTGCTGATCGTAGCGCGCCTCCGTTTTGTTCATTTCCCCCTGTTTTAACCGGCCCTTGGCGAAAAGCCGCTGCTTAGAAGTTTCCTTCTGCTTGGCCTGCGGCGTCTTACCCTTGCGCTGGATGAGCGATTCCAGCTCCTGCTCACTCAGGCGGTAGGTCATCGGCGGCGCTGCACCATAGTGCGCTGGTGGGCCAGCATCTTGAATTGCACCTCGACGCACTGCTTTTCTCGCATCGTCGGGTAATCCACGAAATAGACGAACTTGCCGCCCGGCACCGGTATGCGCCAGCTGGCTTTGGTCGGCCAGGCGTCGCCGCTGGCGGTATAGGTTGGATCTTGCATTTAAACCCCCTCAGGGCGTGATTGCACCACGGCGAAGCCTTTCAGGCTGTGGTACTTTTTCAGAATGATGCCGGTCGGCTGATAGTCGAAATAGACGTAGTTCAGCTGACCGGTGCGTTGATCGTGGAACTTGATGCGGTGGGTTTTCCCCTCCGGCCACTCGTCGGTAGCCGTGAAGGTTTCTTCTGGTGCTGGGCGCGTCAGCATATCGTCAGTGATATCCCAGGACTTGCTGCCGTCGGCCTGGCGGATAAAAACGTTATGGGTTCGCTGGCGCGTCAGGGCAAAATGACGATCGAATTCTTCGTATGACGGGCGTTCTTTGTAGTGGACGCAATACCCTGCACCCTTCGACTTGTCGCGCAGCGTCACCATGATCTTGAATGGGTAACCGGCCTGCCAACTGAAATCGTCGCTCATGAAGTGGTTAGGAATGCCGTATTTATCCACCACATCTTCAAACGTAACCGGGATTTCCACTACTGGCCCTTTGCCAACAGCCGCCTGGATTGTCTTGCCGCTGGTGGCTTCGGCATCGACCGGCACCTCTTTGCCGTGGTAATCCACAAACTGAGAGCGCGTTGTCATTGTCAGATCGTCGGCCTGCGCCAAATCGGCGAGAGTGAGCGGGCTTGCGCCATCGGTAGTGACCAGCATCGCGGCCACGCCATCACTGATCACGTCTTTAACGTGCTTCGCCAGCCACGGCAGATCTTCCCAGGTGCCGTTGTTCAGTTTTACCAAAATCGCGTTCTGTGCTGCTTCGGTGAATGCTTTCCTGAATTCCATGTCCTTTCCTCGTTGGTTGTGGTGGTTGTCGGCCGGAGCCGGAAATATTTCAGCGCGGGTTTCGGTCAGCTCACCGCGAGTCCCAGCTCTTGCAGGGTGCGCTCCATCAATTCCTGTTCGGTGCCGAACTTCCAGATGAAGGCGCGGCGCGCCATGTGAATGCTCGGCGTGCGCGGGTGATCGGTGCCGCGATGGTGCGCCGGGCAAAGGCAGATGCTTTCTTTGTGCTCGGAGCGCTGGCCCCGGCCTACCCCGGCGCGGATATGGTGCACTTCGCCCGGTGTGCCTGGGGTGCCCTGCACCAAGCAGGCGATACAGCCCAGGTCGGTGATCAGCCCCATCCACTCGTTATCCGATTTTGTGCGGTGTTTGGTCGCCATTTAATCCCCCGTCACGATAAATGTGCCGTCTTCTTCGGCTGTTAAGATGCTTTCTTCTTCCATCGCGCGAACCAGACGCCGGGCGCGCAGTGGGGTTATTTTCAGGTGTCTCTGCAAGCTGGCCGGGGTGATTGACGATTGCCCCAGCGTCCACTCGACGGCCTGATCAATCAGCTCGTCTCGCTCCATCAGCCGTTCAGCTCTTTCAGGCTGTCGATTCCAGCGGTCAGGGTTTCCCGCACCTGATTCATCTTCACCGTTTTGGTGAGCCCAGCGATTTCTGGGGTGTCGATCGGCAACTCCAGCACGTAATACAGGTACAGGAGACGCTTCACGGTTTCAGGAATTCGGTTGCGCCCTGTTTCGTAACAGCTGCCGCGTGCTGCGGAAACGCAAACAGGCTTCCAGAACTTCGACTGGCTCAAACCCTTGGCTAGACGCAGTTTCAGCATGGCGTCAGGGGTAATTTCACTCTCGCTTTTGATTTTCATTCAGTGACCACCGTTTGTTAAAGATAGCCAATGTTTGCATAACGCAAACACTTTTTCAACATTCGTGATTGCAAAATCTAAACAGGCGATCCATACCTATGCATCAAAACCAAGAGCGAGCAGGAGGCATGCCCATGGTGAATAAGAGATTTTTCGATGACTTGATGAGCGATAAGCGGCTCTCCCTCCGCTCTATCGCCAAGCGAATGGATATGTTGCCGTCTCAGCTTTCGCTGACGCTCAACGGCAAGCGCCGCATGCAGATAGCCGAGGCTGTGAAGCTATCCCAGATATTGGGCGCGCCACTGGCGGAGCTGATGATTGCCGCCGGTATCGAAGAAGCCAAACAGGAACGCCGCCGCGTTACCGTTATCGGCCATATCAACGGCGAAGGGCAGATCATCCCAGCAGCGAACGGCTCAGTAGATCGCGTGATGCTCCCAGACGGACTGCCGGACGAATGCGTGGCACTCCAGTATCGGACGGCTGACACACAAATCTCTTTCACCGATGGATGGCTGATGTTTAGCCTGAGAGAGAAACAGGATCCAAACGAGGTTATTGGCTGCTTCTGCCGGGCGAAGATTGTTGATGGCCCGGAAGTGGTCGGCACTGTTCGAAGAGGTTACGAATCAGGCACGTTTAACGTTTCTATCGGGCTTTACAGCCACCAGAGCATTCGTCTTGAGTGGGCAGCCAAAATCCTAATTACGCTCCATTGATACAACTTTGTTGAAAAACTATTTGCAAAACGCAAACACCAAGAGCTAGAATCAAAACGCCCGGAACAACCCGGCCATAATTCTAACCGTGGACGAAAGGCCACACTCTGAGGAATACGCTATGTCAATCAACGATGAGAAGCTGGCGGCGGATATCGCGACCACCAGCCCGGAACTATCCCTATCCCAATTGCTCACCCAGCGCTGCGTGGCTTTCTCCACCAGCCCCAAGGCCGTCGAAATTATCGATCAGGGCATCGAAAAGATGTTCAAAGACCTGATCGGCGACGCCTTCCGCTCATATGGCGACTTCGGCAAGCTGCTGACCGAAGCATTCAAGGCCGCACTGCCAACCAACATTGCCGAAGTGATTTACCTGCCCAGCTATAACTCGCTGGTGATCAACTCGGTGCGCGAGCAGTGGGCCGCGTCCGGCATTCAGTCCGATATGCAGGAGCGCGTGCTGGAGCTGGTAAAAGAGTTCACCACCGACGAAGCTATCCCCAAATTCATCAAGGCCTCCGATCTGTGGAAGGCCTTTATCGAAGAACACAAGGAGAAGGCGGCAGAAGAGCAGTGGGAGCGCCCTCAGGTGTTCTATGAAGAGAGTGAGGACGTTGATGGTTATTTCCGCGTCGGCCTGCATCCTGAGGCAGAAGGCAGCAGCGTGTTCGCGAAGAGAATCGAAAACGCTCACAGGTGCGACTTCCACCTCGCCTTCTCACCGCAGGTAGAACACCAAAAAGGAAGGCGCACCCCTATCACGCATGACGGCCACCCGGTTTATGAGCTGTACGCCGGGCACGTGGACGGCACCAACGTCCTGGGTAAGAAGATTGTCGCCGCCTACAGCCGTTTCGATAAGCTGGTTCAAGCGCTTTATTACGGCGGCAGCTTCTTGGTGATGGATGAAATCCCAGACGCCGACGAAATGACCTATCCGCATTACGATTACTGATTTTCGTGAAAATCGAACAGGGCCGCGCGGCGGTGTGGGAGCATGCTGCCGAAGCCAACTTGCAGGACGCCATTAAATTGGTCGCGGCCTATTTCGATATCGCTGATATTGCGATCCACACACCGGGGAAGCTCACCTATTTGCATGAGCGCCCAGTACCACCAAAGCACCGCGTCCGGCCGTTTGAGTCGGATGTGGTAATGAACAACGCAACCGGCGAGTTAATCGCTAAGGACGAAATGTGAAGAGGCCTTTGCCGCCGATGGTTTGCGCGCCGCGCTACCATATCGGTTCAATCGTGAATTACACCGATCACCGTGGGAAAGAGGTTCAGGGGGAAATTATCTCCGCCACTGCACTTTGGCATGGAGCGTATAGCCAGGACGGCGATAGTTACGTTCTGACCTACCAAATCACCCACCCCACCAGCAGCCGCCACCAGCACCACGGCGAAGCGAAAATTCATGGCGAGGTGGAGCAATGAGCAGCCGGTTCCGCAAGGGTATGCTGTACATTCGCCACATCAAGCCCGGCGATAAGTGCGATAGCTTCATGTCGGCCGTGGGCCTGGCTGCCGCCACGATGATGGTGGAGCAAGGTAAGCGGCGCAGCGTGTACGTGCTGGTGCGCCACGGCTTCCCGAATGACGTGCTCACCCACGGCTATTCGAAACGCGCCGTGCAGAGCAACATGCTTTTCAGCGGCGGAAAGGGGAAATCGTTCAAGGTCAACGCGCGCACCTGGCGGATTCGGTCGCCTAAGGCGGCGGCATGACTATCAGCGAAGTGCACGACGAATACCTGAGCGCCATGGTCAGCATGGAGCTGGCGGTAAAGTTCGCTCTTCTGGATGGCCGACCGGTAAACGGCACCCTGCGCGCCTGCTGTAAGGCGGTGGCCGCCAGATTGCAGGCTGAGAGCAATCGCCAGATCATTCTGGGCATCGCGCGGCAGGCGCTTCCAGATGGCGCACTGAAAATGCTGCGCCGCCAGTATCAGGAAATGGTCGTCAGCAAACGGCAAGGGGTGGCGCGATGATCGATATCCTCGATTTGCTGGTCTGGCTGGCTCTGACCTGGCTGGTTTACGCCGGGGTGGGGCTGGTGATCTTCTTCTTCCTCGCCTGGGCGCTGGAGAAAGATAAATTCGGGCTGCGTCACCACCTGATGCAGTCGGAATGGTTCGATTTTGTGTGGTGGGTTTCCACCCGCTGGCCGTTGCTGCTGTTCGTCTGGGCACCGGTTGATGTGTTCCACCGTATCGCCGCGAAGTTTCGCGGTTTTTAACCACCAACCAGCGCAGCAGCGCTGAGAGAGGATGTATGAAGCATGAGTTATTGCAGTATCTGCAAAACACCGTAATGGAGTTGAGTGTTCAGGGGTACGATAAATTTGTCGATGGCCTGAAAAGCATCATCGATAAATACGATGAGCCCCTGACCGCCACCGGCGGCGGCATAGTCGGCGATACCTGCACCATCCAGCCGTTTGACTATGTGGCGGAAGCCAAGCGCCAGACGCTGCACCACCTGCTGATTTCGGTCGCCGAGCGCAACGGGGGATTAACCGCCACCGGCGCGGCCGGTCTGGTTAACGAAGGCTATGCCGCTCTGGAACGCCAGCCAGATAACGATGAGCTGACGGCGGCGCTGCTCACTATCAGCAATATCCAGAACGCCCTCGATCTTCCCGGCAAGAAGGGTATCAGCGAAGAGGTGATCGAGCTGGTGGAGAGATTGCAGCTCGCCATCGCAGCCAGCACTGGCGTAGATCGCTTCCGCACGCAGTCAGTTACCAATGGGCCGACAACCGACTTGGATTTCGGCCGCGCGTTGCAATGGATGGACGCTGGTTATGCTGTTGCCCGCCATGAATGGCTTAATGATACCGCGTTGCGCCGGTTAAAAACCAAAGGGAAAGGCATCCGCGATACGCTCGTTACCTTTGATCTAGCGAAAAAACTGCCGGATTTTACCGGATACGTTCCGACGCAGGATGACCTGCTGGCGACTGACTGGTACGCGCTGACCGATCCGCGCTGATAATCCATCATCCACGCCCACCAGCTGGTGGGCCAATAACAACCCATAAAGGGGGAAATCATGTCAGACAAAGAAATCGAGCAGGAAATCCAGGCCAAAGGTAAAACCGCGCCGCGCGTGACGCCTGACCACATTGAAAGCCTGATCGTCGCAGAGAATTATTTCACTGCTGCCGATGGTGTGCTGGGTGCCTACAAATCAAACAATGACGTTTACGTGGGCACTATGCCAAACGACGCCACGGCGGCGGCGCATCCGTTGCTCACCTTCTGCGTCCTGGTGCTGCGCAATAACTTCACGGTCACCGGCGAGAGCGCCTGCGCCAGCCCGGAGAACTTCGACGCCGAGATCGGCCGCAAGATCGCCCGCGACAACGCCGTGCAAAAAATCTGGGCATTGGAAGGCTACCTGCTGAAGCAGGCGCTGTTTGAGCTGGGAGAATAAAGGGAATCCCCTTTTCAGTCCGTTTCGTTCCTGATAGACCTGTTTCGATTTTGCAAACAGGAGACTGACAAGGATGTCAAAACGGCGTTATCTCACCCAGGAAGAAGTTGCTGACCGATACCGGGGATTGGTGTCGGTTCGCACGCTGGCGAACTGGCGCAGCATGCGCATCGGGCCGAAGTTCACGAAGATCGGCAAGACGGTTCTGTACGAAGAGGGCGAGCTGGACGCATGGGACGAACGCAACACCATCAAATGCGCCGCTACGGTGCGCGAATGAGGAAAGGATATGAAGCGTGAAAATCGTTATATCGTACTGAAAAAAAGCGACGTTGAGGCGGCCCTGTCGCCGATTGGGCGCGATAACCTTGGAAACCTTTGCTGGCACGTCGATCAATACCGTGAAAAGGTCGGCAAGGCTCCGCTGGTGTGCGCCGTGGTCGAAAGTGACTGGCCGGAATATGATCACGTCTGGGAGCTAATTCGGCTCCGCGTCGAAAAGGCGACAATTCCAGCGGAAACCGTGCAGACCATCGTTGACGTTCCTGCCGTCGATGCCGCGCTGCGCATCTTCTACGAGGACGCCACCAACGATAATGCGTTCTTCCTGGTCAGATCCATCATGGAAGCCTGCCTGCCAAGTGCCCCAGCAGCAGGGGGTGACGATGCGTAACGCTATCTTGCTGCTGTGCGTCCTGGCCGCTGCCGGATGCGACAAGTTCATTACCCCTACCGGGGTGAATTCAGCTGAGGCGCTGACGCGGTACGTCGATAAAGAGAACGGCGTCATCTGCTACCAGGCCAACGATCAGCGCACGCTGAGCTGCGTGAAGGTGTCAGGGGGTGAGCGTGAAAGACCATGAAATCCGCGAGCTGGTGAACACGCTGACCGCCATAGCGGTGACCTATTCCGGAACCCAGCAGTTACGTGAGCATATTTCAAAGGCGGTGACCGCCGCCCTCAAACCACGATTCACGGACGGCATCGATCCAGATATGTCAAACGCCGCCTGCCTTCGGGAGATAAACGAAGAACTGCCCGGCATGGCTATCACCATGTTCAGCCAGGTGGCTACGGCCATCCATGATTTGAAAGACGGTTATGAGACTGCTGCTGACGATAAGCGCCGCCTGGTGCGCGAGCTCGATGTGCTGCTGAACGGCGACGGAGCGGCAAAGCAAGCCAGCCTATGCGATCTCGTTGCGCAGGTGCGACGCGAAGTGGTGCGCTTTCTCCCTGTTGCTCAGCACTGCCACTGCTGCGGCACTGGCGAGGTTTCACTGGAACGCGTTTGCCACAATAAATCCTGCGAGCAGCACGAGAAAGGCGTGACGATATTTCAAGGAAATTACGTGTCGCCGCCGGTGCCTAAGGGGGAAGCATGATTTCACCAAAAGCAAACCAGGTGGCGGCGGAAATGATCGCCATCCGTGAAGATATTCCGCCCCGGCGGCTGTTCCGCTTCTCGCCGCTGGTGCGAAAGTGCGCCGCGCTGATTGAGGCCGATCGTTTCTTGCGGGCGGTAGACGTTCCACCAGCGCCAGGAGGTGGGCATGTATAGGCCACACATCTGGAAATATGGCGGCACCTGGTTCTGTGGTAAGAAGCTCGTCACCGGCATGGGCTTCATAACAGTGGTTCCAGTTGCGCCGATGTTTGGGGATGGGAATAGCCCAGCTGAGGCATATGCAGACTGGCTAAAGGTGACTGGCGTGCAGGCAGTCTGCCGACCTCAGCCATTCGAGCGAGGTGATGTTGTTCGCCAGGGCTGGGATACAGCCATTGTCCTTTGCGCTCACCCTGGAGGCGGGCTCGATGTGCGTTCCATTCACAACGGAAAGGAATATGGATGGTCAGCCTGCATGTGCGATCTCGTTCGCAAATCTGGCCCCGGAGACGTCATCCCTGTACGAGCACCAAAGCCTGTGAAGAAAAGATGGTGGAGCTGGTGGCAATTTCTTCCATGGTGAACGATCGGGAACTATCCGGCGCAACCGGATAGTTGGGTGAAGGTGGCGGGGGTCAAATGTAAACAGCCCCCAACAACAGCCACCAGTGGCGAAGCGTAGCGGCAAATTATGCAGCAAAATCAACGCCGAAACCGTTCAAAGTGGGCAGTTGCACAATCACCCTACTCACTGATTTTCATTCACGCTCGTTCACGCTCAAACCCTTTGATTACCGGGGATTTTTACCGTTATTGACTGGGGGCGGTTAGCGATCAATAAAGGGGCTGCGTCGGGCAAACCGACACCAGTAACAGCCCCTCTATCACCCCGCTATCGCCCCCAACGAAAGGAGCGCGCAAGATGCCAGCACTCACAGACGGCCAGATACGAAACGCCCTCAAACGTGTCGCCAAACAACAAAAGACCGAAACCCTGACCGATGGCGAAGGGCGCGGCGTCGGCCGTCTGACGCTGGTTCTTAAGCCCATGCCCACCCGCGTGACCAGCGACTGGTTCGCGCAGCAGTGGCGCGACGGGAAGCGCATCAAGTCGAAGATCGGCAGCTACCCCCATATGGGACTGGCGGAGGCCCGCGAGGTGTTCACCCGCGATTTCTCCACCACGATCCACAAGGGCGGCAGCATCAAGGTTGTCGGCGACAACCGGCCCGGCACCGTCATCGATCTGTTCGACGCCTACGTGGACAGCCTGAAAGAAGCTGGGAAGAGCTCTTGGCCTCAGGCGCGCAAGGGGCTGCACAAGATCGCCGACCAGCTCGGCCGCAACCGGCTGGCGCGGGATATCGAACCCGACGACGTGCTGAACGTGATCCGGCCAATCTATGACCGTGGCAAGAAGTCGATGGCTGACCACGTGCGCAGCTACATCCGATCGGCGTACAGCTGGGGGCTGAAATCGGAGCTGGATTACCGCTCCACCAGCCCGCGCCGCTTCAAGCTGGTGGGTAACCCGGCCGCCGATATCCCGACCGAACCGAAGAACGTCGGCACCCGCTGGCTGGGCGAAGAGGAATGGGTGCAGCTGTGGCGCTGGCTGGAAAACCCGGACACCGGCGTTTACCCGCCATACCTGCGCGCGACGCAGCTGCTGATGCTCACCGGGCAACGAGTACAGGAAATCTGTACTCTGACAGTAGACCAGTACGATCGAGAAGAGAAGATGTTGGACTGGAGCAAAACCAAATCAGGACGCCCACACGCCATTCCCCTGCCCGAGCTGGCGGTTGAGTTGCTGGACAGCATTACGCCAGGCCCGAACGGTCACTATTTCCCGTCGATGATGAACCCGGAAACTTCCGTTACTCACAGCACGCTTTACGCATTTCTGTGGCGTGCCCGCGACCGCAAAACAGTTCCAGTCGTTACGAACAGAGATATGCGGCGCACGTTCAAGACGCTGGCGGGAAAGGCCGGGCTATCGCAGGAAATCCGCGACCGCCTGCAAAACCACGCGCGCCACGATGTGAGTTCTCGCCACTATGACCGGTACAGCTATATCGCGGAGAAGCGCCAGGCGATGGAAATCTGGGATAAGTTCGTGCGGAAGATGTTGAAAGAGAAGACTCCGCGACGCCTGACGGTAGTAGCGGCATAA